ATCCGCGGCGGGGAGCGTGAAAAATTTTTGGGATTTTTTTGGGTCGTGTGCCAATTTCAGGCACGAAATTTGCTTGTGGTGAAAATATTCTGCGTTTTTGGTGATTTTTGATTGACAAAATGATTTCGGTAGATTTTGATATATAGATCATGTCTGATAAATCGAAGATGGGTCGAGTTAGAGGAAGATTTATTCGTGAAGCCATGATGAATTGTTATTATTGCGGAATTCTTACTGTAGAATATATCGATGATTCAAATTATATAGATCGTGCTGGGAGATTTTATATAGATGATGTTAATGATCTTTATTGCGATGATCGTGTTTTGACTGTAGATCATCTTATTCCTGTATGTGTTGGTGGAGAGACTGTAAAAGATAATCTTGTTCCATCGTGCAATAGATGTAATATACTGAAAGATGATAATACTATTGATAGATTTATAGCTGAATATCCTAATATAACAGACAATATTGCTTGTAGGATTAAAAACGCAAGGACTGGTATAGATAATATTGTTAAAAACAGGATACGAGTAAGAATACAAGGGAAGTGGAAATATGTCAGACAATAACTCTATTGAATTTTTTAGAAGTGTAGGCCATGAATCTCTTGTTAAGTTATATGATAAATATATTGATGAATCCATTGGATTGATTGGAATAATGGTGTATGAACAAATGGCTGGAAGAAATGCTGGCGCCGATCTTTATTGGCTATGGAGATAATTGATAGCTATGGAAGATGAACTAGATCCCAATCGCGAATATTATAAATCATTTGATTTGGAAATTGATGATGGAGGGCTTGATGGATTAAGTCCGCAGCAAGTATTTGTATTGGGTTGCGAATTCGTTTCTATCTATGAATCTTTATCTCATGCAATGGATTCAGGTTCTACTGCGTTTAGCTTTGTTGTGCGCCCAGATAACAGAGATAGGTTAGAAAGGGCATGCGAAAAGTTTAGGTTTGCTGCAAAGTTTTCTCCATTTATGGGAGTGCCAGGAGATTGTTGGTTATTGCTTAATGCCTATATTATTGGTGATCTCTAACACCCGATTATTGTCGACAACTATCAGTCGTTGCTAGCGCGCGGAATATTTCCCCTACTGGGCATCCTTGTGGCGGCCCAGTTTTGTTTTTACGATATCTCGATATCGATATAGGATTGATTGGAGCGAGATGGAGTGATATCGGCACTGGATTTGCTACGCGCGCGAGCTTATTGAATATATAGATGGATAGACGAGCGAGCGAGCGATGGAATGTATGAGAAAAATTTGATTGCAAAACGATTTTGGTTTGATTATGATGGCGGGCATGGCTGAAGAATATATGATTCCGTCAAGGGATTTAGAATCTCCGTTTGTTCAGGCGATTATTAATGGTGCTGGAATTGATATTGAATCTGTAAGAAAGGTTACGATTGTGTACGAGGCTGGATCATTTGCTACTGTGTATATTGAGATGTATTTTGATGGAGATATTGACAAGACATTTACAGATGAATATTATTTGAGGATCTTTAAGAAAGGTTTGATTGCAATCATAAAAACAAGCAAAAGTATGAATGGAGCATTAATGGTATGGACAGTAAGACTGAGGTTGAAAAGATGATAGATCAAACGATTATGCATGAAAAAATTGCAATTGAAGATTCCAATCTACCATTTCTTGTTATAAGATTACGTGATGAATTTGCGAGGCTAGCAATGGTTGAATTAATTAGACTTGATGTTGTTTATGAAGAAATACCTGCGATTTCTTATAAAATAGCTGATGGAATGATAGCTACAAGATTGATGTATCAATAATTGAAGCTTGATATTAAAAGTGATTCAATTAATTCTAGTGTTAAAAGTGAGCCACAGTGCCAGCATGAGTGGTATGATATAAGCAGAACAATGAGATGGATTGAATTTGATGTTAAGTATTTATGTAAGCTGTGCTGTGAAGAAGTAAAACACAGTGACTTACCGCCGTAAACATAGGTGGAATAATGAATAGTAATCCAGGATTTAATGACATTATTGACATTGCTTACAGAAATAAGTTTAAAATAAAAAAGGTTAGTAGTAGTGAGCCCAATATCTATGGTTGGTATGTGGATGTATTTGAGATATGCGTGCCGAATAAAATGTCAAATCTGGCAATGGCGTTACTAAGGCCAAAACTTGAAGTTTTGGATGTTGATGCGATATTGAACGGCGAATTAAGGAGGATGTAGGCATGTCCAGTGATATCGAGAAAGCGAACGATATGATTATTGATAAGATTAAGAAAAATTTGATTATGTTGGTCGAATTGTCTGCGGTAGATCCTTCAGTTAAAGTTGATGCTATGAAACTTTTGTTTAAGGTTATTAAACAAGAAAAACGTGATATGATTTTGTATGGTATATCGTACATGGGACAACAAATTAAGTAGGATGTAGGCATGTTTATACATATGAGGTAATTGTAATGGCAGTTAAGGCTTACCATGCAACGACGTTAGGTGGTGCTAAAGGCATTATAGAATCTGGTGTTTTTAATGCTGGTTGTTATTTTGCATTTGATATTGTGATTGCGTTAAGGTTTGCTGGACCAATCGTGTTTGAAGTTGAGTTCGATGAAAAACTATTTAGTGGTATGTCTGGCGATGAGGCATGGCAGTTTTGGTTGCGAGAAGATCTGATGGTTGATCGTTTAGTATCTAGGCATTGGACGGATGAGCATAATATGAAAGAAGATGACACTGTATTGGAGAATGGCGTCGAATATTTTAATAATAATATTCGTAGGTTGAGTATTATTGATGAAATAAAACAGGAAAGGTCTAATCAAATTAATAATGGTTACGATAGTAATCATGATGATAATCATACGGAAGGAGAAATAAGGAAAGCAGCTATTTGTTACGCTATTTCATTTTATGATAAAGATGAAGCTGTTGATTGGTGGCCGTGGGATTCGTATCAGTTTAAACATAAAAAGACTGGTAGGGATGCTTTGATCGTTGCTGCTGCATTGCTCGTTGCTGAAATTGAAAGGCTCGATAGGATTGATATTTAAAATGATAAGATGAAGATGAAAAATGAGTGATAACCGCGAAGTTCGATCCAACTCAAAAGTATGAGGTTTATTAACATGCATGTTGAAGAATACTGGAAAATTCATAAGGATAAAAGGTACAGGGTATCTGATAGCAATGGATTTCCCAATAGTATTGGTGGACATGATTTAGAAATGACACAAACTTGTACTAGTTTTTATAATTTTGTAAGAGAGTATTTTCCAATTAATTGTGTTCCTGGTTATATTAATGTTATGTTGGAGGCTATGAAGAAAAATGCTGAGCAATTTGAATCGTTTGCTGAGACGATATTGAATGATATTTGTATATTAGAACAGGAGAAGATTAAGCATGAGGATATCGAGCGAAATGGGATTAGTGGTAAGATGGAAAATGTTAGAGTTACCATAGATAGGGTTGAATGATGAAGTGGACTAGACTGTATGGATTAAAAAGTATTGGACTTACTGATGACAATGGTACAATATCAAGTAATGAATTATGCTATATTGTGTTTTGTCCAGATGGGAAAAATTGGCCTAGAGTTGTGGTTAGTGCCTGGTTGTTTCCGTCAGAAGTATATTACAATACTGATTTAGAAAATATATCATGGATAAAGATAGGTGCTTCATATAAGAAAAATAGTAAATCATGGTGGTTAGGGTGTGATATTCCTCCTGGATGTATGTCTGATGTGATTCTAATGCTTAATGAAGCCGAGAGAATAGCTAAGGAGCGCGGATATGCCAGAACTTGATAATAACGGACTATCAGATCCAGCACTTTATAGTTTTGGAATAGATGTTGCGTCGATTGGTGCTAATAGCCAATTAAAAGATGCCATTAAAGAGATTAGAGCATGGAGGCGATTGTTTGAAATTGACGGGTTGGAAGTTTTCAAGGCAAGTATTATTGATAAACGAATTGAGATTAAGATTGAATGTCCGATGGTAAATAGCAGTGGAGATAGCATTGGAAATGATGGTTTGATTGTGTTTATGCATAGAAACGGATGGAGAGCAGTTGAGACTGGACCAAAATATATGGGCAGCTTTAAATATGATATAAGTACGTTTCAAGGAATATTCGTAAGATATGACTGGTCTATACACTGTATCTCTATATCAAAGCAAGATTATCACAAATAAAATGTCACAAATAAATGCTAAGATTAAGCTTATTGATATTATCAATAAAATTCCAGAAGAATTATTGAGTGATGGTGTAATTGAAGCAATCAATAAGTTGGTCCCAGCTTTATGCTGGATATCATCAACGCCTCAAGGAGAATCTAGGCTATGAGTATCGATGAAAACACAAAAAAATATACAACAGGTGATCTTTCGGTCATTGTAAATCAAAGTTTTGATATTATCATACAAGAAATTATTCGTTTGAAGAATGGATGGATGGATGAGAAGAGGATTAATTTGCAATTGCGAATTGATATTGAAAACTTGAAGAATAGTGATGCATTGTTAGGTGATGCTAGATATATTGTAAGGAAGATGGCAAGGGCCGAGCAAAATTTCAAGCATATACAGTCTGAACTTTCCGATGCACAGGCAGAATTGATGAAAAGAGATATTACTATTAAGAATATGAACCAAGAAAATTCATTATTGAAAGATCAAATTGATAAGTTAATGAATGAAATGGTTATTATGGCTGGAAATAAAATTGAAAATGATGCAATTACGGAAAATGTATAAGATGAGTGAAGATCATAGATGGTCTGGATGGCCAGGTGCTTGGTGTTTGGATTGTTGGATTGAAGATCCTCGTGAAGTATGTTTGGCTGATGGTCATGATGTTGATTGTTCTTTGCCTGATTGCCAGGTTAAGCCGTGTATGGAGCTAGGAAGTTGTCGATGTGACCCGTATAAGCCTAAAACACGAATATTGAATAATTATGAAAATCCAATTTAAACCAAATTTATTTTCAACTGAAAACAGGATTGTGTTGACAAGAATTTATATCTAATGAAATACTTGTATACGGAAGGCCGGTGCGCGGATTTCAAGTTTACGACCATACAAAAACACCAGACCTTTTCCCTACTGAGCCTTGTGTGATATAATATTGTTTGGAACCGTTTTGCCTTTTTATAATTTTATTTTATTTTTTAGGCAAAATATTGGCTGTTGTTGAATGAAAGCAAACAAAGGGGAGATTTATGGCTGATTCAGTATCAAAAGTCGGTGTATTCAATGGTGTATCGGAAGAGGTTATTTTGGCAGTTCCTGGTCCTATTTTAGTTACACCGTTGCTTGTACAGGGTGAGTTATCTGTAGTTAGGTTTACAATTTCTGGGTCTGTTGCTGCTATTTTTACGCTTATTGGATGGGCTACATTTCCCATGGAAATACATAATGGTGTTGCTACTGCATCGAAGACATTTGTTGTTGAGGTTAGAGCTGGAATGTCGTTGAATATTGTTAGTGATACTGCTGGAACATTTAAGGTTATTGCAAGTGAAGTTATCGGTGGGGTGATTTAGATATGAGCAGTTTTGGTGGACCGGAGCTTGATAGTATTCCAGGGGCAAATGGAACTAATGGGACCAATGGTACTAATGGTACCAACGGAACTAATGGTACTAATGGAACTAATGGAACCAATGGCACTAATGGTGCCAACGGTATGTCTATTTTTGCGATATATGAAGATCAAAAATCTGCTGGAACGGCTGGTGGCACATTTACTAGTGGTGCATGGCAGACTAGGGTTTTGAATACAGAAGTTACGGACTTATCTTCTTTGGGAACGCTTGCTGCAAATCAAGTTACATTAATTGCTGGTACATACTATGTTCAAGCCAGGGGTCCAAGACAACAGGTTGGTGCTTCTAAGCTTAGACTCCAAGATATTACGAATACTGTTACGTTAATTCTTGGATCAAGTGGGTTTGGTGGTGCAGTAGTTGCTCAAGGTGATGATTTTTTTGCTGGAAGATTTGTTTTATCTGGTCCAACTGCTGTAGAAGTTCAGCATATTTGTAGTGTAACTTCTGCTACGATTGGATTTGGAACTGCTGGCGGGTTTGGAATTGAAACTTATACTCAAGTTGTGTTTTTTAAGATTGCATAATATATTATAAATATCTGTTTATTATTATAAAACAGATCGATTATTAAAATAATTGGTCTGTTTTGTGTTTTTATGGTTGATTTTTTTTGTTTTTTTTATTGTAAATTAAAATAGATGTATTGGATTATTCGATATGGCCTTAATTTTCATTCATTTTTTAAATTGAAAAATCGATTTGGATTGATATGATGGAGCCTGTTCGGGAAAAAATCGTAGGCAGTCTTGATTTGGGGTGCAAAAGATCCTTTAGGTTGGCCCAGGATCGACGATTCGACCTGATTGGACCTTGGATATATGTTGCAGCCCGATCGGCCTGGTAGGGAATGAGGGGCCTTTAGGCTTGCTTGACTCTTATTTACTTGGAAAAGAGAAAACAATGAACCAAAAAATTGATAATAATATATCAAAAAAAGATATAATGAATGATGGACGTCGTTTGTCTGGAATTTTATGTCCAAAATGTCGTGATGAATCGAGGGCATCTTATGTTGTTGATTCTCGTGGTCACCTTGGTGGAAAACATATAAGGCGTAGACGGAATTGTATGAAATGTTCGTATAGATTTACTACGTATGAGACGGTTGGTATTGTAGTTGGAGATATAAATTCTCTTTCTACTATTTCAAAAGAAAAATCATTTGAAATGCCAAGAAAAATAGCGGAAGAATTGGTTGTTGCTTTACAAAAATTTATTTTTAGTTTGGATGAACATGGTAATGGAAAAGATGTATTATATGTTCGCAAGCAAGGAAATGAAAATAACCAAATAGGGGATGATTAAAAATGATCATGCATTATTCTTTGGCGATTCCTGATTGTCGTGTTGCCGCTACTGGTGGGTTTGTTGGAACTGTTACTAGATTTGCTCCTAAATATTCTCCAAATGGTAATTATATTTTTTGGGGAGCTTCTGTTGGACTTAACGAGCTTTGGTTTCCGTGTTTTAATCTTCCGTTACTAAAATCGATTGGTGGTCCACAAAAATTATCTGTTTGGGTTACCTTGAGTAAGGGTAGCGATTTAAATCCAATTTTTATTGAAGTTTCTCTTAAGTATAAAATGATATTTTCTGGTGGATTTCTAAATGAATTGGCTCCTATAGAAGATCCTATTACAATGGAAGAAAGAAATTATAGGATATATGACATATCTGTTTATTCACCTGAGATTGTATTTATACAAATAAGTAGAATTTCGTTGAAATTTAATATGAATGAAAGCGACGAAATAAGATTGCATGCTGCTTGGGTTGAATATCAGGATGCTTTCTATAATATTTAAATGAGGTATAATATTTAAATGAGACTACAAATGATTGATATTGTATATGCTGGTCAATCGAAAATTGCAATGATTAATTCATATGTTTAATTAGGATGCATTTTAAAATGTAAAATCTTTTTCCATAAGATTTGTGTTTTTTAAAAAAAATGATAAAATAATTTAGTTGTAAATTCAAAAAGGAATCATAAAAATGACGCCCCCTCGTGCATCAACTAGATATAAAAATGACCATATTTTGCGTGCATGGTTTGCGATGGAAGGTGAACCGAGTGTTCCATTATTTTTTCAGCAAACAAGATTTGTTTCACTTCCGCTACGCGAAGCAAGGATTGCATCTACTAATGCATTGATTGGTGCTGCTACAGCTCCGTTATATGATGTAGCTCAAAACCGTATTGAATGGGCTGCTGGTACAGCTCCCGCTGCAATTTTTCTTCCGTGCGCTGGATTACCACTTTTGATTGGTAGAGGCTTTAATGCATTTACTTTGACAGGAATTTTTAGTAAGTCAAGCAATGTGGATGATATTACTCCTGTTACCGATCAAAAGTTAAGTTCATTTGTTATATCTGGAATTGGTCTTGCAATATTTACAAATACATTGGATACTGAAGAAGGGGTTCCTTTTATTGAATCAAGGCTTCTGTTGAGATCAACAAGTATTTCTCAGGGATTAAACATGACATCAACTGTTGGTGGTCAATTGAATTCAATTTCTCTTGATATAACTGCAAATCCAAGCGATGAAGTAAGATTGCATGCTATTTGGCTTGAATATAAGGTTGCTTAAGGTTGTTTAAAGATATAAACAAAAAAAACCAGACCTAAGCCTGGTTTTTTTGTTTAATATTGATTGAATTATTACAGTGCGCGAACCTCAACTCCCATTAGTGTCACAATCGTATCATTGACTGTTACGTTTACTTGAATTGCATGCATAACCATCAACGATTGCAATCCAACCGCTGCTGGTGCTGGCATTACCGTTTGAATCAGTGCTCCAGCGTCATTGGTGCGAACCGTAAATTGTCCACCAATTGTAAATGTTTTTGTAAAGGTTGGTGAGACAAAAACTGGCTGCGTTAGTCCACCAATAGAACCGACATTAACAAATGGAGAAACAATCATTGTTACTGTAACGGCTCCAGCCGGAATTCGAACATAAAGGGCGACTCTAAATCCGCCGCTAGCTCTTGTGCTTCCTATTGCTGACTGAAACGGGATTAGTGCGATTCCTGTAGTTGCTGTATCCCATACGATATTATTGGCAGCGGTTAGCATTGGCGTAGATGCTACACCAAGGTTTGCACCGGCACCGTTACGAGCGAGTATATGACTTGGTGCTGGAAAGAGTCCGGCCATTGCCGTATTCGGATTAATTGATAGACCTTTTCTCGATGCTGGACCTGGCATGGACCGACTCCTTTAGGTCGATTTGCTGTAGAACTGAGCGAACCATTCGCTCAACTCGCAAGCAATTTCACTGAAGCATATCACAATTTATGTAATTATCCTTCTTGACCTGGAATAATTTTTCCTGATCCATAATTTATATTGATTCTTTTTGTTGGTTTTTCAGATAATTGTTTTTCAAGAAATTCAATGCGAATCTTCATTGTGATATTTTCTATAATCAATTGATCAATATTTAATTCTGTAGGTAATCTGATAGTATTAATAGATTTAAATACAAAATCCCCACCACATTTTGAACAATAAAAATATCCATCATTATCATTTATATTTGCCATTACAGAAAGCGCTTTCCCCTACTGGGATACGAAGTTTTTATAGTCCTTAGATAACCATCCACAATTTTCGCATTTGGCTCTAATAATTCTTGGATTGTTTATCATTGTTTTTGCACGAATTATTTTTCCACATATAGGGCATGATATTTTCAATGGATTCCAGACTATCATTGGCTCGCTACCACGAGCGGTTGCATTGCAGCCTCATCCCAATTAATTATCCTCCCAATCGTCGATTCCAATAACCTCAACCTTTCTTCTTATTTCATTTATTGTTGAATATAAAATTTGTCGGATTCTTTCTCTTGTTAATTCTGGTTTTATTTCTTTTGATATTTCCTTTAATGTCATTGATTGATGGTATCCAATTCCATATCTCATTTTTATTATTTTTTGTGTTCTCTCTGGAAGATTATTTATAAGTTTAGCAACTTCGTGTATACATTCAGATGACATTATATTTTTTAGTGTAGTATTTCCTTCTGATGGTTCATGAATTATATTGTCAGTAGATACTACAGTATGTACAGAATTAGCTTGTATAATTGCATTAATTGTAGAATGTGTTATCTTGCATCCCTTTCCTATTGCATATGGAATCATTGGTTTGATTGCTAAGTTATGATCTCCTCGTGCAGATAGTATATTTTTTATTTTTTCTATTCTTTTTCTGATAAATTGCATATAAGATGGAACTCTAATTCTTCCAGAAGATTCAATTGCTCTTAATATTTTTTGTGTAATCCATAATGTTGCATAAGTTGAAAATTTAAATCCTGCGCTTGGATTAAATTTTCTTATTGCATTAAATAATCCAATATTTCCTTCTGATATTAAATCTTCAAAAAGAACACCTTTTCCTATATATTTTTTTGCTATAAGTATTACAAGGCGAAGGTTTGATGTAATTAATTTATTTCTTGCTTCAATATCACCAGATAACGACCTAAGTGAAAGTGATACTTCTTCTTCTTTTGTAAGTAGTTTATATTTTGATATTTCTTTAAAATATAAAAAAATATCAATTTGAAGTTTACTCATTTTTATATTTTAATAATTTATCTACCATTATTGCAATAAGTATTCCAGTAATAATTTCTCCTAAACCGTAATGAATTATATATGAACCATGTATTATTAGATAAAAAAATATTATAGATGATACAATGGTTACGAATGATATTATAAATTGTTTTGTTTTTGGAAATGGCATAATATCTCCACCACCAATTCCAATAACAAGTTTATCACTATCTGGTTTTTCTTGTTCTTTATGATTCTGCATGGGATCGCGCCATCTATTTATTGGCAAAACCATACATCTTCTTTCTTTATGTAAAATCTTATAAATTCTTTTATTAAATTTTGATTATTAAAATTTTGTTCGGTGGACCTGCGGGAGAATTGAACTCCCGGTCTCATGATATTCTGCCTTAAAGCTCTCGTTCACGCTTATAGCACATTCGGTTTGGTGTTTATTTTAAATTTAGCGCCGATAGGCACCGCTAAATTGTTGCTGCTTTAACGTGCTCATCGGGTTATCGCAGCGACCCGAATCATTTTTCCGTGCTGAATTATGCATTGTTCCGATCGCACGGTTTCGGACAATACATCGCTTGCTGCGGATTAGGCAGCGACGGCCACAAAAGCGCGAGCGCTTCCGGGGCCAGCGAGCAGATTGTCGTTCTTGGCAATTATTGGTTCTCCGGGTGATTTACGAGGCCAACCGGAATCCTCGAAGCGCGAGCTTGGGCATTATATCTGATCGATCCCTTTCAGGCCCATTTATTGCATTTACAGCATACGCCTGCCTTTCCGACGAGTCAACGATTCATTCGAATTTTTTAATTTCGGTTTGACTCGAATGCAAAAATCGCAGAGAATTGACGCGCGAAAGATGATTGAAGATTTCGACCGAAATCGTTTCAGCCGATTTTTGTCGGTGGATAAAAACCGCCAAATCTTCTTCATCATGTCAACCGTCTATTGGAATATCGGGGAAAACAATGGCGACTAAAGATCCAACCGACTACACCTATTTAGATGAAGTAGCAAAACAAACAATTCCCGGTGGTACAAAAAAGATTGGTATGTTTTTTCCTGAAGAATTGACGTTGATTCGTGATAGGGGTCATTATTTGTATGACCCTCGTGTTGAAAAAGAATTCGATGAAGATATTGTAAAAGGAATTATGGAGATTGGGCTATCAAAATCTATTGATGCACAGAAAATACGTATGGATGATGGTACATGTATTCTTGCGGTTACCGATGGTAGGCAGGGAATAATAAATACTTTAGAAGCAAATCGCAGATTAGTTGAACGTGGAGATAAACCATTAAAGGTTAAAGTTGAAGTTAGAGAGGAAGATGAAACGCTTGCAATTCGCCGCATGGTTATAAATAACGAGCATGTTCAACTAGATGATCCAGTAACAAAAGGATTCAAGGCTAATAGATTGAAAGAGAGGGGTGTTCCGGTTGAATTGATTTGTCAAGATTTTCGTTGTGTTCCAGAAACGCTATCAAATTGGATTAATCTTACCAAGTTATGTGTTTACGTTCAAAAATTAGTTCAGACAGAAAAGCTCGCAATGACTGCTGCGTTAAAATTACGGAGCCTTTCTCCTACTGAGCAAAAAGTGGAGGCTGATAAAATTGTTGCTGGTGTAAAAAAATCGAGTCGTGGTGCTGGCAACGAACATAAAGGTGTTGATAAGAGAAGAATTAAAAGGTTGCATGAATTGCTTGGAACTAAAAATGAAATAGTAAAAAGGGTTTTTGATTGGCTTGTTGGTAATCTTGAAGATGATAGTGTAAAAGATTTGATTAATTTTGATGTTTTATTAAAGGATAGTGGAAAAAATAATAAAAATGATAATAATTCGAATAATGGAGCTATTGGGAAAAGAGGAAGAAAGAAAAGGGAAAATCAAATTGATGATACTGAACAAAACAGGACGCTTGCTGCTATATTTGGACATAGAAATGTTGATGTTGATGGCAATATTGATGATAATCTCGATGAAGCAGATGGTGATCTTGTTAGTGATGAGGATTTAGCCTGTTTGGTTGATGATGATGGGCTGGACGATGGGATCTGTAGCGATGATTAAATAATTTCATAGGAATAGCTAGTGTTGGGTTGACGAAACGATTTCATCGTGTATATTTATCACGCATTCAAGATTCTCAAGTCGAGGATCAAAAACTACTGCTACCAGTTTGGAGAAGAATCATGAGCCTGTTGGATACGATTAATTCCGCAACGTCGCAGAAGTCGCTGTCGGGGAAGGTAAGCGAGGAGACGTATAAGCGTTTTGACGCTGCCTGTATGCATTTAGGGTTGAATCGAAATAAGGCCGTTGCTGCGGCCTGTACTGAGGGACTGACGACCTTGGAGGCAGCTTGCAAGGATCGACCTGCAAAGCCCCCACGCGGTGCTAAGGCTAAGGCTAAGGCTGCTGCGGCTGCTGCGGTTGCGGCTGGTGCGAGTGCAGAGGATGTTTTCGGTAGTGGGAAGAAGAAGTAGTAAAGAAGTAATAATAAATAACCTATGTGTTTGTTCATAAAAACGAGCACATAGGTAAAGGGATGGTTTGGTAGATGAATTATGCAGTTAATTCTATCGAGACTGAAAAAGAACCACAAAAAAGTAGGGGTATTCCAAAGGCAAAAGAAATATTTCGGTTTTTGAAGAATGTAACTGTAAATACTGATGGTGTTCAATGGATTTTGATTGATGGTAGTAATAGGAGTTATTTTACGAATTTGGATAGCCTGTTTATTAAGATGATTAATTTACATCTTCATAGAATGAAGCAATTAGATGGTGATATGGTAAAAAATTTTATTGAATTATTGAAACAGGGATGGATTGAGTGTAAAAAATTGGGAGAAGAGTTAGAGGGATATGCTAGATTAGTTCATGAAAGTGTGAGATTGGTGGGTGAATCGAAAAACGAAGGATTACAATAGAATGATTAACAAAGAATATATTGAAAATGCATTAATAACAGAATCAAAAGATTTTGATTCTATTACAAATAGATTTAATCATGTTCATTTGATGCGTGTTGTTCATGGTGCAATGGGTCTTTGTACTGAATCTGCTGAATTTCTTGATACCGTAAAAAAACATATTTTTTACGGTAAATTTATTGATATTGTTAATATTGAAGAAGAATTAGGAGATTTAATGTGGTATATGGCAATTATTATGGATGCAATGCATATTAATCCGAATTCAGTTATGGAGTCAAATATTGCTAAATTGAAGAAAAGGTATGGTGATAAGTTTAGTGAGTGGAGTGCGATCAATCGAAATGTTGAAAAGGAATATGAAGCGCTTAAGGTTGCGGTTGATATCGTCAAGGAATCTGGTGGTACATTAGATATGACTGTTATGCCAGATGGAAGTCCACAAGTTTTTCAAGTAAAAGATTTCATGGTTGATAAGGATGATAGTATTGTTTCAAATAAATCAAGGATGCATCCATCTGTAATGCATATTATGCAGTTTTTTGTATATTCGCATTTGCCGATTAATTTACAAAAGATCAGTAAGCCTTTTTCCGATCTTGCGATAATTATTTCTGATGGTCCGCAGAATGCAGAAACTACTACCGCATTAAGAAAACTATTGGAGGCTAAGGATTGTGCTGTTCGTTCGTATATTGCAAAAGATAATCCAAGCGATATTTAGGTGCTCAGATTTATTTTTGATGTTATATATAAAATATTTGATTATTTAATTGATAATAGTGAAACAAGGGAGAATGATTCAAATTATCGACGGTAAGTTTTTAATATAAGGATTATACAGTAATGGTTGTTGATTTAAATGGTTGCGAACTTTTATTTGAAAAAGCTCCAGATGAATTTAATAATAGTAATGGTGGAAGTATCGCCCTGGTTTCTAAATTGAAGGCTGGTGGATATACTGTATTAGCTTCGTTTGATTTTATTGGGTTAATTGGATTGAATAATATGATTGAAGATGTTATTGTTAATTGGAAGAATAAATAAAGATAAAATTATGAAAAAAATAATTGGTAGTATAGTAGGAAATTTTTATATTATTGATCTTATTGATAAAATCGGTTTTGAGAAAATCTATAAAGTTCAGTGTGTATGTAAATCAATTGGTAGTATAACGGAAAGTGGTCTTAATGCAAAGATATCATGTGGATGTACTAATATAATTGGTCCGCATAGGATTGGATTATCTGTTCACTGTTATCAATTCATTCGATTTTTAGGTGATAATAATGGAAGGCATCTGTATGAAATTTCCTGTAATAATTGTAGGACAAACTCAATCGTGCATGGAAATTATGGGAAGAAATTATGTCCATCTTGCCCCAGATCATGTATTGTTAATGGAATTCACGTCAAGTTGGACGAGGAAGCCAAGAGGATTGGAATACACAGGAATGCTTTACGACAAAGATTTAATAGGATGCGTGTGGATGAAGCGATTGTACGTGTTCGCAGTAACGTAGGAGGGAAAAAGGGGATTCATGGTAAGGTATGGTTTCATAATATATTAGATTCAATACCAAATCATTTGAAAAGAATAAATAAGATTAATAAGCGTGCGTTTGTTTATTATTGGATAAGAAAAGGTACAGATCCAAGTATTGCTATACAAATGGCCGTAGATGGCTGTAGACCTGCTGTATCTGGTGATTTTTTAAATGCATATGGATTGACTGCTGCTCAAGCAGTATAATGTATTCTGTGGGAACAAAACTGCGCCATCGGAGAAATCTTTCTGTCTCTGCTGGTGTCAATGTTTTTGGCACGTCCGTAATTGTTCCAGATGTTGGATTGAAATTAGTAATTACTATTGTTCCGCAAAATGCTGGTGTTTTATCTGTTGTTAGGATTGATGGAACAACTTCTAGAATATCAAAACTGTTTGATGGTAGCGCACTTGTTGTTGGTGAAAATAATACTGATGAATTGATGGCACCAAAATTTTATTCGTTTATTCCTGATGAGGTTGCGTATAATTTTAGATATTCAGTTTTGACTGTATTTGATCTGATTACTGTATATAGTGAAAAAGAACACGCATGGGCATTGCAATTACAATAGGAAAAATTAGATGAAAATCAACACCAACAGCGAACCGCGATCCAATTCTCAATGGATCCCTCGTTCCCATCGCCAGGTATGGATCGCTGTTGGTTTATTTTCAATGTTTTTAGTGTTGAATGGGTGTGCGAATACTGGTGTTGCTAATGATGCTGTTATTTCTATTGCTGGTGCAAAAGAAGATGCTGAGCTATATCATGAAAGTAAATTAGACAGTGACTCAAAAATGCTTAGTAATCTTGCGATTGCTTTGCATAAGGTTTCAGATCTTGAAGCTAGATTAGTTATTGAACAAAAATCTGTTGATGGTAAAATTGGTAAATCTGATGCTACTCTAATCGTAAGGGGAATGCATGATGATTTGTTGAAAACTTATAATACATTGATTGAAATTAAGGATAGTCAATTAGCTTCAGAGATTCATTATCAAAGTTTAAGAGCTATTTTGCGAGCAACAATTGGTGTTGTTGCTGCACTTGCAGATCGTGAACAAAGCGAACAAAAATTAAAGGCTAGAGGAATTGAAGCGATCGAAGCTGGAGCGGATGCAGTAAAACGTGCTGGAACCGCTTCGTCTACTGGAGGTATTATTAGATGAGCGAATTATCTAATTTGCTTAATGGAATTCAAATTCCAAAGATTATAAAAGGAAGGCTTACTGCTGCTGAAAGAGATATTGCTATTTCAAACATTGAAACTGCTACATCAAATATTCGTGCTGGAACATCTCGTGTTGATGCGTTTGAATCAGTGTTATCTGCTGCCATTAGTGGATTTACAACTGGATTTACAGCATATCAAGCGAAGAAAGCTGCTGAATCAATGCGAAAAGCTGCTGAAGCTGAATTGGCTGCAAAGATGGTAGAAGAGAGTGAAGGTGAGGGGGAAGGATAGTCGGATCAAGTTTGACCATATCAAAGCGCTGGTAATGTAGTGATGTCCTGCAAATAGAGTGATTTGCAGGACATCATTTTTTGTTAGATATATCAAAAAGGTTGACCCTTTCCCTACTGAGCCCTATAATCTTTTTTCAATGACAACCCGTCAAGTTCTTCCTACAGATGAATCTCTTACAAATGGCAGGCCAATTGCGCGTGCATTTATTGCTCAAAAAGAAGAAGAATTTGCACAAATAGTTGCTAATCTTTTAGGAATGCTTGATAATATTATTTTTAGCAAAGAATCGACTGATGGTGCGAAGATTAATGCAACAAAAGAAATGAGACTTTTGATTGATGTTCAGGTTAAGGTTCTTGCTGAAATTGAACGTAGACAAGATGCTCAAAAAATGGAAAATAAGTCTAAAAATCTGCGTCAAATGGTTTCTGATGATCCAGTAAAAGCATTAAACTTTATTGATAATGAAATTAAAAAATTGACTGAATTTCGTGGATGGGTATTTAATTTGGCAAATAATCCAATTATTATGGATAATAAAGCATCTGGTCCGTTTAAACAATTACCTGATTTACTAGATAAAGATCCATTTTAAATGGTTAATTTTAATTTTAATCAATTTAATCAGTTTGATTTATCAGTAAATACTGATAATCTTGAAGCTATTCAATGTTCAATGGATTTTATTCATTTTTTAAGATATGTAAAAACTACAACTGTTGATGGTAAAGTAGTAAGTATTCCGTTAGATTGGCCGTATATTATAAAACTTTCAAAAATGTTAATGCATGAGAAGCGCCTTGTTGTACTCAAGGGACGGCAGATGCTTTGTTCTTGGATTATTGTTGCATATGCTGTTTGGGCTTGTTTAAATCAAGAAAATCTTATTATTTTGATTTTATCAAAAGGTGAAAAACCTGCACAAGAAATGATTCGTCGTGCATATGAATTGTATGATCGTCTTCCTAGTTTTCTTAAAAACATAATTCCATTACGCGATGGTCCACGTAATATGGAAAAGGTTGAATTTAATAATCGTTCTCGTATTATCTCTCTTCCATCAAAAGGTGATGCACCACGAACTGTTTCTGCAAAGATTGTATTTATTGATGAAGCTGCATATGCGCGTGAATTAGATGAAATGCTTGGTGCGATTGAGCCTGCTCTTGGTGAAGAATCTAAACTATTTATTGTTTCGACACCAAATGGGAAACCAATAGGACGTTCGTTTACTAAATTGTGTAAAGAAGCTGAGAATAAGGGTTATCGTAGATTTGATCTTCATTATAGATTGTGTCCTGCATATAGAAATCCTGAATGGGAGCAACAAAAACGTAGGTCGATGACTCAGGCCAAGTTTGCTCATGAATACGAGCTTTCGCTTGCTTCATCTGGCGATTCCATGATTTTTGCAAAGTTGTCAGAAAAAAATGATTGGGAGGGAAGTTTTGTTCCAAATGAAAATTATGTATTAATGAGATGTGTTGATCCTGGTGAGAAGATGGGTGTTATATGGATTGCAGAGGACATACTTGGAAATATTATAGCTTATAGAGAATCGTATCTTCATGGTGGTAGTTATGAACGTCGTGCTCAAGCAATTTTAAGGAAATCTCCTGATAATGAATTGTATGATTGTTCTGTTATTGATTCGGCTGCACCAGATGCAAAGCGCGAATTAGGAAAACATGGAATATATTGTAGGAGCTGTATTAAAAAAGATGTACATGAAACGATTGATCAAATTAATACTTTAATAGAAGGTAATGGACTTGACACTCCATGTTTATTTATTACAGATGATTGTCCTAAATTAAAAGAACAAATGCAGTCATGGGTTGGTGATGATTGTGGTTATCCTGTTAAAAACCAATATGATCATGGAATTGATGCATTGAGGTATGGAGTTCAAATTCGTTTTAAGATTCGTAAGAATAAATCTCAAGGATTTATTACAGAACAAGCACAATCGGATTTGAATATTGATAAAGATTTTGAAATAGAAATATCAAGCGATACAATATCTCGTGGTGATGGCATCGACCATAACCGAGATTTCAGTGAAACAGATTTTGATTTGGGTTGGATTTAATCAGCCTAAATCGTTAGGGTTATATATATGCCAGATCCAGTGCAAAAAGATAAAATCTTTTTTGATCATATTGGTCAAATTATTCTTAATGCAATATTACAGGGCGTAATAATTGGTAGTAGAGAAACAAATTCTGATACTATTCAAGTATCTGTTGATAAGGTATCGGTTGCTGCATCACAAGAAGTTGTTACTCACGCTAGATATAGGCTTGCAGAAATTAGACAAGAAATTCTAAGCGATAATAGTGCAGGTATTTTTTAAATAATACATCTATTCAAGCTCAGTAGGGGAAAGGACCAAGACTATGTTGTATACATCAAGATTAGATCATGAAGTTCCAACCAAGGGAATTGTTGATCGTCAGGTTGGTGATCCATTTAAGAAATGGATTGATGGAGAGATTTTAACAGAAAATACATTTGATGAATTTCATAATTATCTTTTTGGTACAAAAGTTTTTGAGAATACTGATCCATTAATTAAGGAAAGAGGGTTTCGTATTCTTGATAAGATGATTGATACTGATCCTAGTATTAAAAATGCATATTGGAGTCGTATTTTTACAATTCTGTCTGGTGGATATTCGATAAATCCAATGGAAGAAGGGTGTGAAAGAAGCGAGGAAATTGCTAATTTTGTAAAATGGAACTTTATGTTTTTTTGTAAAGTATCTGTTGCTTCTTTTCTTCGTAAGTTACTTGATAGTCAAAGACAGGGATTTAAACTTGCTGAAATTATTTGGAAAGTTATTGAAGATGAAGGACCATATAAGGGTAAGATTGGTATTTATGATTTGATTGTTCGTGATTCTAGAAATTATTCATTTTTGACTGACGAAAAGGGTCGAATGGATCCGATGGGTGTTATTGAAGGGATTTCTTCAACTGGATTTTGGACGACGGATGGTGAGCCAAGACAATTACCAACAAATAAATTTGTTATTTATTCATATTTAGCTCTTGATGATGATGCTGCATCAATCTATGGAAACAGTGATTTCCGCGCACTTTGGCGAGCGTTTTATGGTGACCTAACTGCACATAGACTTGAATTGCGTTCTGCTGAAACATTTGCTCGTCCACCATTAGTTGGATCTGTTTCTCATGGAGAATACACAAAACCTGAGCAAGACAAGATTCTGAAAGATTTAATTGGAGCTTATAATAGGGTTTATACACAAATTCCAGAAGGTGTAAAGGTTGAAGAGATTGGAGTTAAGCGTTCAGATACACGAGCATTTCAGTCTTTGCGTGAGAGGCACCATTCTCAGATTAAAAACGGTATGCTTATGGGTACGCAGGGTGGTAGTGGAGATTCTGATAGAGAAAGTGTTAAAATTCAAACTCAGATGCTTGTTACTAATCTTGATGCAATTTCAAGCGATATTTCTGATGTTGTAATGGAACGTCAAGTCATTCGTAAATTAGTTGATGTTAATTATCAGACTCAAAAGTATCCAAGTTTTATGGTTCCAAAGCTCGCAATTGACAGAAAGAATCGCGCCGACTTTATTTCAATATTAATAGAACGTGGAGTTATCGCGCCAGATGAACCATGGATTCGCACCTTTGTTGATGTGCCAAAACAGGATATGGCAACAAGAAATCGTCAAATATCAAAAAAGAATAGTGATAAGGAGGTTGCTAATGCAGCCACAAGTGCAATTGTTTCTAGTGGTAAATTAGATAATAAATCGAATACTGGATTTAGTTTAATCAATAAATCTACCGAACTTTCCATGAGTGGTAATTCATTAATTCTTGAGGCGTTTTCACACAAAGATGTTCGCGAATTTAATGGAGATAAAAATCAAATAAATGTAGATAAGATCCTTGATTTCATGGTTGTTATTAAAGAAAAAGATAATGGTCAAATTAGTATTGATTCAATCGTAAAAGATGGGGTTCAAGTATCTGATTTTGAGAAGCAATTAGAAAAAATCGTTGATGAAAACCCTCAGAATAAATTTTTCATTGCTAAGGTTTTCGGAGAAAGAAAGAATATTGATGGTGATGGTGTTGTAAAATTGATGAGAGTTATTAGAGTAATTTCACCGGAGCCTCGTGACAGGGTGGTCGTTGTAGAATAGATCGCAGGTAATCGGTTTGGTAGTGTCCTGATTTGAGTTTCTGTTTGGCCCGCTATTTGCTACTCGTCTGTTTCGGTCGGCTCCGTCTCTTCGATATTGAATTCAACGCGGCTTTGTATGATAATTTCGTCAATAACAGTATCCATTTGGTTGAGTTTGCATATATCGTCAAAGATTTCAATTAGCTTAGGAACATTTATTATTTCTTCAATTGAAGACATAAATTTATCGACGATTATATCGATATGATATTTTGATATCGCTTCTGTGCGAATCTTATTGCGTATCAGTTCTTCGGTATCTTCACTCTTTATAACAAATGTCAACGGGAATCGATTCACCTTATCAATATCTAAAAAGTATTTTTCAGCACTCACGGTTTCTGTGACCTGGAAAAATCTTCCTAGTGGTCGCATAACAAAATCAATGCCACCATCGTTCGCGTTTGTTTTTCCAGTCTTATACAATACAAGGCACTCTTGCACAAGATCATCTGATGTATAACCCCAATATATTGTTGTGTTACTATAGTGCTCTTTCAATATCGTGTAACTAACAATTTCAAATATTCTGGCATCAACGTTTGGTTTGATTTGGTCACGAATAAATTGAACAGCATGTGTACTATTTGTTTTACTAATCATTTTTACAGATTCACATAAATCAACAAAATTATTGAATGCTTCTTGTTTAGCAACAATATATCTATTAATTATCTCGATTACTGTGTCACCGATGTTTATGTCTTTTTTGTAGCCATTAATTTCAATGCTAATTATTAGTAGTTTCTCATTGATCCAGTATCGTAATGTATCAACATCACGTAAAATTGGCCCTTCATCACTGGCTTTGAAATATTTTATGAATTCCTCGTTACACCGGCTATTAAGTGCATGATTTTGCAATTTTGAACCGAAAGGTAATTCGCGTTGTCGGCGAAAAATATCACTGAAACGAGCGCCTTGATATGATTGGTATTGCCCCTTTCGGTCAGAAGTAAATCCATTTCTTATATAATCTTCAACAAGCACATAAACAGCGTAATGATTCGCGAACGAACCCCTTGATTTGGCACCACTACTGGCAGATTTTGTTTTTATGTTCAAATACTGTAAAAGTGAACTTCGCTCGAAAATAGTCTCCGCATGCTGACCGAAATGCTTGTGAAGCACTTCAAAGATAACTGGAGTAAAATCGTGTGTCTTATGTCTTATCGGATGAATTCTCTATTGTATTGTCTGTAGATTTACCAAATAATCGTTGTAAGATATCGTCTTCCGACTCATTTGATGCTACAGAATGGTGATTTTTTCGTATATATGATTTATCAATAGGATTTAATATTTCACCATTTAATTCCATTTGAATATCTAATCTACGAAGACCTATTTTGATGTACTCAAGCTCTTGCTCTATACCGATAAATTTGCGTCCAAGTCTTTTAGCTACAGCACCTGTTGTAAATGTACCGGCGAATGGATCGAGAATTAAGTCTCCAATATTACTACTAGCCAGTATGATTCTATCAAGAAGCGATTCTGGTTTTTGCGACGGATGATTTTCATATTCTGGCATTCTATATCTAACACGCGGAAAATACCAGGTATTCCCTGGAACTTTTTTAGTATTATATGGAGTTGGAGTGGCTTTTCTATAATCAATTAAATTGCGAACTGCTCCAGTTCTTGCTTCTACCATAATATCTTGAGCATTGAATGTATAGTTTGTCTTGTCCATTACTAATAAAAGGATCGGCTCGTATAATGATCCAAAATATTTTTTTGCTTGTACGCCAGAACTATCGTAATGCCACACTATTCTTGACAGAACGTCAATACGTTCTCGTACATAACAATCGATCAATGGCATTGCCTGCGTACTTGTCATCAGGTACATACTCGCAGTCGAAGCCATTTTTTTTATGCAAATATCAATCCAGCGGCAACACCATGAGAAATATTCCGTATCAGACTCCCATTTGTCGTCAAAATCACCGAATTTCTTTCCTATATTGTATGGAGGATCTGCAAATATTAGGTTGATAGAACCATCAATAACCGATTCGTCAAGAATTTCAAGACTATCTCCGTGTATTATTCGGCATCCATCTTTTTCATATATACTTTTCTTGAAATTATTCATGTTTGTTGTTCTTGGCGTCCGCTGCGATTGACGCACGCACCGCATCGCGAGCGGAGTTTATGGGAGGAAACCCGAGTACGACGACTGCTTCAAGAGTGCCGTCGTCCCGTTCGCGTTCCCAAGCATAGACGCGCAAAGAAGATGGGCCAATTTCAAAAATTTCGACGACGCCGTCCCACGCAACTTTTCCCTGCCACAATTCCTTGACATGAATAGGCTTAAGTAGGTTTTTGGCGGTGCTGCCTGCGGCTCTCTCGACCGCGACGAGCAGGCTATCGATTTCATCGATCTTGTCTGGCAGGCTAGCCACTGTTAGAGTCACGAATGAGGTTGATGAAGCCGATTTGCCATGGAAAATACGTGAGACGAAACACTAGCAAGCATCGGAAATCGGTACCATAAATATTTGCAATAGTTTGAGATAAAAAAGATAGCAACAATTGCGTATCGAAAAGTCGGCACAAAACCATTCCATGGATTATGGAGAAAAACATGAGGCTAGTGAAGGCCCTGACGATTGCAGGTAGTGGACGGATTGTCAGGGCTGTAGAAACACGATGACCGTAGCTGATTCCCTGAGAAGGTCGGCTACGGCCATCGCCAGTCCACTCTACATGCCAATGAGGTAATCGACGTAATCGGGGAGCCAGGTGGCCCGGCGCGGTCGTTTAGAGGCTTAGCGCGAGGGGTTCGATTCCCCTGCTCTCCACCATTTACGTCAACAACCTCTGACGCACCCAATCTACCAAAACCATGCCTTTGGCACAAGCTTTGTCTTCGATTACCGCAAGCTCATCCGGGGTGAGTCGGACTTGAAGACGTTTCGTTTTCCCTTCTCCGGTGGGGAGGCGTGGACGACCGCGTTTTGGCTTCACTTTTTTCTTCATCCTCGAATTTTATGGCCTGAATTTTGTGTCGTCCATAAATGGCAGCGGATTTTTTGTCGTCTGAAAATTCTTTTTTGTCGTCCAGGAAAATCCTCGACACCTAGAATTTCGGGAGTACAATATTTCCATGGCCAACGTACTCCGGTTCGACGTTCAGGTTGCGGTGGTTACCGCGCTCATCGAAGGGAACAGTACCCGTTCCGTCGAGCGGATGACCCGTGTTCATCGTGACACGATCACGCGCCTGGGCGTGCGGGTCGGTGAGGCGTGCGCCGCGATGATGGATCGCGAGATGCGCGATCTCGAATGCGAACGGATTCAGGTAGACGAAATTTGGGGATTCGTCGCGAAGAAGCAGAAGCACGTTCTTCCCACTGATGATATTTCGCTTGTTGGCGATCAGTGGACCTGGGTTGCGATTGACGCCGATACGAAAATTGTTCCATCACATCTTGTCGGAAAACGCGATGGTGCTCATGCTCGTGCCTTTATTTGCGACCTTGCCTCGCGCCTGAAAAACCGCGTTCAAATTTCATCGGATGCGCTGGCGAGCTACGTTGAAGCAATCGAGGTTGGATTTGGTGGTGACGTCGATTACGGCCAACTAGTCAAAGTCTACGCAGCTACTACCGAAGGCCCGGCGCGCTATTCCCCACCAAAAATCATGCAGGCGACCAAAAACGTAATCGTCGGGCATCCGAGACACGAGCACATTTGTACCTCATACGTCGAGCGGCAGAATCTTACGATGCGAATGGCGATGCGTCGGTTGACTCGCCTTACGAATGCCTTCTCAAAGAAGGTCGAAAACCTTCGTGCAGCGGTCGCGCTTCATTTTGCGTACTACAACTATTGTCGTCGCCATCTCACGTTGAAGACGGCACCAGCTATCGCGGCCGGGCTGACCGATCGTCGGTGGACGGTTTCCGATCTTCTCGATCTTTCAAATTAGGACACCACCATCGGTTTGGTTTCGTCATTTGCTGTGATAGATTGTGGTGAGCGGCAATCCTCATCATCGTCGTAATGCTGTTCAGGGTGGAGAGGCTAGGACCTTTCCCCTACCGGGCCTTCTAAGGTTTACGGACGACGATGATCGCTTTGTTTACTCTTTTACGTAGATCGCAGCATGCTGCTGCTGCCGCTGATGATAGCGCGCAGGTTGTTTTGTTTGATCTATACATTGCGCTGCCAACTGAGACACAGGCTCGTCATGTAACCATGACTGAGAGCCCGTTGGAGGCATCCAGGCTAGTCGGAGAGCTTGGGCAGCCTGTGAGCAAGGATAAGCTCACCATGGCCAGTAAACAGCCTGAGATCGTACAGGCTGGCGCTGTGGGAGCGCGCGAACAAGGTCAATCTGTTTCTAGTGACAATACGAATACTCGTATCGAAATGATCGATACTGGTGAAGTCGAGATTGTTTCTGATGAAAATGATTCAAAAATCTTCAATTTTTCTGGAAAGAAATTAATTGGAAGAATGATGATGACTCGTGATCCAGGGACGAGTCGTTTTAATATGACAATTGATAGTAATGGTGGTGATAATAGTATCATTAGTGATAATGGTAATGGTAATGGTAATAATAATAATATTATAGATGATAAAAAACCAAAAGAAGATACAAAAAAAGATCCTGAACCTCTTTCTGTTGATGATTTTATTAGTCCTGAATTTGCTGAAGTTATTAATGAATTGATTAATCAAAATATACATATATCTGATGACGTAAAAGAACGTCTTACAGCTATTAGCCATCGTCTTTCTGATAAAAAACTTACAAATCGTGATGTTATTTTTGTTCTTAAATTTATTTCTGGCGGTGAAACCGCTGCATTGAATTCTATTGAATCTACTACAGATACAATTTCTCTTTCTTTATGGGATACATCTGATAAAAAGAATGAAATTATATATCTTGACCAAGAAACAGGCGATCAATACAGGCTTGTTCCTTCTGAAAAAAATGATGGAACTTTTACTATTCCTCGTTTTCAGTTTATTTCAGAAGGTATGTATAATGATGAATTGTTTGATAGTAAAAAGGTTGCTAAAATTATTTCTAATTTTGCTGAATTGTCAAAAACTAAGATTCTTGATGTACCAGCAAAGATTGGACATCATAGGTCGCAGTCTTTACTTGGAAATACTGGTGAACTTGCCCATGGATGGGTTAACAATGTTTGGGGTGAAGAAACGGCAAATGGAACAAAAGGTTTTCTTTCTCTTGAAGGTATTCCGCAAACCCTTGCATATTTGATTTCTAAAAAAGCATTGAAAAATCGTAGCGCTGAAATCTTTAAAAATGTCAATTACAATGGAAAGGATTATGGTCCTACCCTTAAGGCGATTTCGTTTCTTGGCGCGTCTACTCCTGCTGTTTTAGGAATGCAACCGGATGCGTCTGGCGCTGTTGTATTGAATTCGGCCGTGCAAATGTATACGCAGGAAGACGGATCAAAAGTAATCATCGTAAAACCTAACGGGGGTAAGACTGTGAGCGATGCCAAGAAGACGATTGAAATTTCCGTTGATGATCTCAACAAACGTATTTCTGATGCAGTTCAGGATGCTATGGAGAGGGCTAAGAAGATTGCTGAAGTTGATTCTAAGAAGATGAGTGATCAAGTTGTTGAACTTTCTGCAAAACTTAAAAACGAGCAAGATTCTCGTCGTAAGGATTTAGTTAAGTCAAATAAAGCAACAAATGAGTCTGAGTTTGATTCTCTTGTAAAGAATGGAAGTATTCTTCCTGTACAGAAGGATGATTTTATTTCTCTTTGCAAGATTATTGATGGTGTGAATGATATGGCTATGGGTCGTGATCTTAGCGATATGCTTTCTACTGTCAAATGTGATAAAGATACTCTTGAGTTTTCTGTTGAAACAATGGAAGCTGACAAGAAGGTTGAGATTAAGGTTCCACTCAAGAATCTTTTTTTTCGGTTTGTTAAGGGGATCAAGCAGATTGATCTTTCTCGTCAGACGAATGATGGGAAAACCTCTACTAAAAATCCTGTCGATAAGAAGGTGCTTACAAAGAGCGATGAAATTGATGAACTTACCCGTAAGTTGATGAAGGATAGCAACCTTCAATATGCTGAAGCTTTTATCAAGGCATATGATCTCAAGTTTGTTGGTGATGCAGGAATTGATGCTGCAATTGATGGTGCTACCTCTGTTCCCTCTACTAGCGATTCGGAGTAAACAACCGAAAACGCTAGCGTTCTCCCTACAGGGAAATCAAGGTAAAGATTAACAACAAAAACGAGGAACAGAGAAATGACTACGACTTATGGAACGGCCCCTCGCAAAGCATTCGAAGCAATCTTTCAGTATGCATTCGTTAAGATTCTTGGCACTACTGATGTCGAGATTCTTGATGGTGCCGTTGCAACTGATTTTGCGTGGGGTGTTTGTCAAACGCTTGCAGCGATTGGAGATCCAGTAGAAGTTGAGACACGCCGCGGTATGATTGGTCGCGCTGTCGCTTCTGCTGCGTTTGCTGCTGGTGTTCGCCTGAAGGTTGGTTCTGGTGCAGATCATGGCAAGGTTTTGACGCAAACGGCTGGTACGTTTACTGTAGCTACTGCACTTGAAACTGCTACTGCGGCTGGTGCAATTGTTCGTGTTGTGTATGTGTTTGAGACGATCGCGCTTCCGTAATAATCGTGCTGTTGTAATAATCGGCCTACTAAAACGATCAATCCGTGTGACAGCGGAATTTGTATCAAGAAAAAAACAGAAACATAAACAGAGGATACGTAAATGCCAGTCGCACGGAGCGAAGTGCATGTCGATACCGCACTTGGTAATCTAGCTCGGGAATTTATGTTTCCAGGCTTGATTGCTGATGTTATTGCGCCGCGGGTTAAGGTTAAGAAGGATAGTGATATTTATTGGACATTTGGACGCGAAGAAATTCGTATGAAATTGGATGGTGAGGGTGACCTTACTGCGCCTGGTTCTCCTGCGCCGGATTTTGATTGGAAGCCAAGCGGAAGGGAAACATATACGGCTTTTAAGCGTGCGTTTGTGGATAAGGTTCTTGATGAAACAATCCGCAATGCTGATAGTCCGATTGCTCCGGTTTCGCGTACAATTGAAAAGTTGACACGACATTTACTGCTGCATCGTGAACGTCGTGTTGCAAAGCTTTTCACTACTGGTGTTGCATCTACTTCAACGCCTGCCATTAAATGGGATATTGCAACCGCAGATATTGAAGATGATGTTCGTGCTGCAAAAGAAAGCTTTAAGCTTTCTGCTGGTGGTTATCCGAATACAATTGTTATGTCTAGTTCTGTTGCTGGATTAGTTCGGTTGTATTTGAAGGCTGCTAGTGAGATCAGCTTCAAAGAGAAGGCAACTATCGATAAGATTCCTGATGAGCTTTGGGGTATGAAGGTTGTTGTGTCAGAGGCGATGATGAATACTGCTGGTGAGGGTATTGCGGAGGTTATTACAGATATTTGGCCGGATACCGTAACGCTTGCGTATATTAATCCGTCGAAGAATCCAACGCTTCAGGACAGTACGTTTGTGTGGACGTTTACGCCTGTTCCATTTCGTGTACGTCGTTGGCGCGATGAGGTTATCGAGGCAACTATGTACGAAGTTGGCATGTATGTTGCTGAGAAAGTTGTTGCTCCGTTTGCTGCTCATACTATCACGGATGTTTTGACTTAATCTTAGTATATTGATCTAACATTGCTGTGCGCTGGTTGTAATAAGTGCGCGGCAATGTTAGATTGGTATTAGTATTAAGCAAAATGGAATGGCAATAAAAAGATCCTGGTAGGGGAAAGTGGCTGATAAATATATCGATGTTATAACTGGCACCTTTTACCTTAAGAAAATCTTCTTGAGCATGGGTGTTGGAGTAGATAATCTTGATATTACGGCTGAAGAAATAGCATATTGTGAAACATGGGCTGAGAATCAAATTGATGGTTTGTTTGGTTTATCGTTTCCGTTATTTCCTGCAACACCATTGATAATTCGCGATATAGCACTTGCGCTAACTGCGTATAAAATCAGGCAGTTTCTTGTAACAGCTAATAGTCCAAATCTAGACGAACATACAAACGAAATTAGAGATGAAGCATATAGACTTATTCAAAGTATTATCCATGGCGATTTTTCGATTATTATGCCAGATCTCAGTTATCATCCAAAATATCCTGGTCCGTCTGGTGGAGAAAGGTTTATGGTTCAGCCTGAATCATCTTTGAGGTTATTTTTTACAAATATGGATAAAGAGTTTTATGCGATGCACCAAAAGGCTGAACCAGATGGGATTGAGCCAGCTTTTAGTGATCCCGAGTATGCAAACCAATCGTAATAAGACAGGTATTACATTAAATGGTAAAGTTTCATTTCAGGGCAACAAATATAAACGATATAGTTTCGAGAGTATCCAAGTTAGTAGGAGGTTTAACTACAGGTGTAGGAGCAAGAGAGATCAAGGTTAATAGTGAACAAATAGTTGTTGATGAATATTTAAAGGCTTTCGATCGAGGTGGATTTCAGGGAAATAAATGGAGATCGTATAAGGGAAAGGTTTCTTTGATAAGATCAGAAGATTTTATGAAGTCTTTTTTAAAGAAAGGATCAAATGGTTTAGAAACTAAAATTGTTGCTGGTAAAACATATTTGTTAATAAGAATTGCTAGTGGATTTATTCATCCAAGAATGAATACTGAATATGTTGTAGCATTAAGACAAGGTATAGATCTTAGTGAAAAACATTCAATACAATTAGAGATAGGTGGTAAGGTTGGTGGAATTTCTCGGGGTGGAGAAATGGAGCTTTTTAGGAAGTTTCATCAAACGGTTGTAAAAGAAGCAAAACGGGTTGGATATACCTAATAAAACCAAAATCAAGAACAAACAACCTAGTAGTCGTTGGGGTATAATTTGTTATGGACAGCATCCTGAGTCTCGAAGAAATAATCGAGAGGATGCTAACAATTTTTCGAATTAAGTGGGAGCCTGAAAAAACCAAGGATACGGCATCAGCAAAGGCGCCACTGCTTGTTGACGAGCATTTTATGTTTGGTAACCCATCGTTGATTCCACAATCTGATGCAGTAGTTATTTTTCCAGAAGGTCAAGAAGAAATAGATAAAGAGGGTGGAATAACTAGGGCTGGTCCGTGTTGTATTATTGAAGATGGGTTGATTCACATTCGTTGGTACCATAAGGAGCATGAACAAGCTAGAGGACATCGAGTAATTAATCAAATGGGAGAAGTTATCAAGAGGATGTTGCTGAGAAACAAGCAGTTAATTTTTCTTGGTTTGGGTTTAATACACGGATTAACGATAGAATCGATTACATATGGCGAACAAGTAAGAGACGCATACGAAGGTACGCGAGTTTTTTTCCCTAAAGGTGATATGCTTGTTAGAGTCGAATACGCTGAAGGGCTGGACGAAGACTTGGCTTAACAATTGATTGTAAGATCGGTTGTTAGGTAAAACGCAAAAAAAAAGAGGAAACGCTGCCATGGCCGATACTACTCCGGGTTCAGCCCTAGTAACTCCGGTTTCGTTTGGTACGAGCAATGAGACGGTTTCGATCGATTTTGATCGTATTCGAATCCGGTTGCTTAATTGGAATTATGTTGCTGATTCGCTTTCTATTGGTGTTGATTATGGGCGTGAAGATCCGCTTAATCCACCATTTAGTGAATGGTTTTTAAAGAGTCAGGCGCATCCTATTGTTAATCTTGCTGCAAATGATACGGTTATTTTGAATGGAATTACGTTTAATCGCCTTGCTGGTACACACTATACAAACTTGAAAGCAACACTAACTACTGCTGCAATTACGGTAATGGAAAACGTTGAAGATATTGTGTTTTTTGCGTTGGTTGCGATTGGCTACTTCCCGCTTGGCGTTGAAACCTAGTAGTTACGCTTCCAAAAAAGTAGTATGTAAAAAACAAACTGGAGGCGTGCAATGGCACTGGTACGGCTACGCGATATTGGCGATGCTACATTTTTTGGTGATGAATCTGGTAGTATGGGTTGTCCGAGAAGTGCTACAATCACTCTTGATTCAGAAATTTTACGAGCCAAATGTGGTGCGGCAATTTCTGAAAGATATCAGGGCATTACTAGTCTTTCAATTGAGATTTCTATTGAAACTCTTGACCCATTTGCTGATATCCATCCCGGTGATTTTGCAACATTTGGTATTACAATTCCTGGTGCTGTAGATGGAAGTGGACTCCCTGGTATTGGAATTGGAATTACTGTTGCTGGTGTTGTAACTGGTACTGTTCGTAGGTTTGTTAGAAACGATTTATCAAACGGAACGTATACATTGCGTGGCATTAGTGCAGATGGAATTACATGTCCAATTACATTTCTTGATGGTGTTCCAGCTATTGATTCTGGTGCTGGACCATCTGATTTTATTCGAGATATTGTTAGTTTCGACTTTGATGATGGGAAAATTACTGCTGATGATTTTTGTCCAGAATCTATAGAAATGACAGAAGCTGCTGAACTAATTGAAGATTCATGTCAAGGTCAATTGTGGCCGACATATGTTGGTGTAACAGGGTTAAATGTTACTGTTACTGCTACAGGTAAGGGTGTTAAGCATGGGTTTGATGGTGGGTCAAGTGCATTTACTTGTCTTGGTCGCAAGGGTAGAATTGAAGTTGAAGTTGCTGTTGGTTCGGATGTTGACTGTGCTTCTTTGACGCCAAGCTCAGACATTGCAATCGTTGCTCGTGCAAATGTTACATCAATGACAATTACTGCCACTAGTGGTGAAATTTCTACGATTTCTTTAACATGGGTTGGCCATGGTGAAGCTGGTGAGTTTACCGATGAGTCGAAGCGTGCATATGTTTTTGTGTAGTAGGTTGATTGAAATCTTGGTCAAGAATCTGGTAGCAACGGACAATCATATTTTTTTGGTTGTCCGTTTGTTTTTTTGTATGACAAAATGATTTTATTTATGGTATAATTTCTGTTGATTGCTCGCGATTTCTTAAAAAGCGAGTGTTTTGTATCCATCTACCAGAACGAGGAAAAAAAACGTGATCAAGAAGGACCTGCTTGAAGAGAAGTGTTTAGAGCTTTATCAATCTGGAAAGAAATTTAAGGTTAATAACGGTGCTGAAGTTCTAATTCCATCGCTTCCAATTGGCACTAAGGCAAGTCGTTTTCTTCGTATGCGCGATGCAATTGCAAAACCAGAATTTATTGATGGAAAAGATAGGGATTGTGATGGAAAAATTATTCAGGTAAAAAATCCTGAACATATTGATCTTACTACCGATGTTGGAATGAATGCAATTGCAAAAATGTTACATGAGATTATGTCTTTGAATTATAATATTACTTCAGAAGAATGTGATGGACTTTTTTCAATGGCACATTTCGATCAAGTTATTACTTGGTTCTATACTGGTCAAGAAAATATTGGTGCAAGTATTGCCGTTAATTCTTCGGCGAATCGCCCTACACAGGCGCCGGAAATCGACGGCGCAGGAATGAGCACGAACAAGGCACAGGAAAACGGTACGACAACCCGCTTGAACGTAGGCGTGAAAAATCAGGAGATATTGCGCTAAGTGATGATTATCTAGAAAGGCATATTCGTTGGCTACGTGCAAACATAATGGTCAATAGAGATATTGAAAATATATGTTTGCATGAAGCTAATGATATTGTTATGGTTTTAGGCGGAACTTTCAGGGCTATTAGTATGGATGATTTTCAAGATTATTGTGATGGAGTAGTGAGAGATACGAAACATTTAGCGGGGAAGAAGGTTAGCGGTGTTAGTGGAGATGAAATTAGTTTGCCTGCTTTTATGCAAATGGTAAAAGGGATGTCTTTTGGTGGTAAAAAGTAAAAGTAAATACAAGAAAAATTAGAAGTAAAAGAAAGGAGGTAAAACATGGCTGATATTAATGATAAATTGATTTTTAATCTTGAAGTTAATGCGGCAAGTTTTGCCTCTGAGTTGAAAAAAGCTGTAAATTCTGCTGTCAAAAATCTCACACCAACATTAATTGTTAAAGCTTCTGATATAAAATTGCAGGGTAAGGTCAAGGCTCTTGACCTGATTGACCTGACCGGATTTGCAGAAGCGCTGAAAGCCTCTATACAGTCCGCAGCGGGGAGTTTCTCCCCTACTGGGCAGGCTATCAGTAAGGCTATTGCCCAAGGTGGCGTGTTGTTACCTAGACCTTCTGTGCGGCCTGATGGGTTGACGGCTAAGGCTGTACCGGGTGGAAATGTTGTAGATATACCATTAATTGCTGCTAAAGAGCGTGCAGCATTATTGAAGGCAATTGATAAAGAAGTAAATGCATTTGCAAGAGCTGGTGAAAGAATTAGAGTTTCCGAATTTAAGCAAGCTGAAAAAGAAAAGGTTCAGGCAGCGAAAGATGCTGCAAATGAAAGGTCCGCTGCTGAATCTCGTTTTGTAAAAAGATTGCGTGGAATACCAGATACTACTGGTTTGGCTAGTGATTCAAGAACACCAATAAAAGCCTTTCCGCTTCCTGCAATTGTTCCTGGGTTAAATACTGCTACAACTAGTATTGCTGGACTTTCATCTATTATTGGTAATTTGAATGATTCTCTTACAAAAACTAGAACTATATCTCAATCATTATCTCAGATTTTATCGACGATTGGGGCACCAGCTATTGCTTTATTTGGTAAATTTAATATTTCTGTTCAAAATGTGTTGCGTTCATTTGGTACATTAATATCTCAATCACTTAGGTTTGCTTCTATTTCATTTGGTGCAATAATTAGTGCATTTTCTAAAATAGCTGGTGCGGCAAGATCTGCATTAAGTCCTGTTTTATCATTAACATCTGCTTTAGTTAGATCAACAGCAATCCTTACTGGATCTGGACTTTTATTTGGTGGTCCAGCATTTATTCCAGTTGCAACTGTTCGCGCTGCTTCTGTGGCGTTTGATGAGCTTAATTCATTTACAAAAGATGTTTCATTATCTGTTGTTCAGTTTAGTGATAAAATAGCTGCATTACAAGGTAGTGATCGTGTTGCATTTATATCTGATAAGTTCAGAGAACTTTCTGCTAGTGTTCAAGATACTTCTACAAAGTTTGGATTAACATCAAAAGATATTGCTAGTGGATTATTTGAGATTTTATCGGCTCAGGTTGGTATTTCATCTACCGCAGAAAGGCTTGAAGCGCTTAATGCATCGGCACGGGTTGCGGTTGGCGGTGCAACTGATGTTGCATCAGCATTCAAGGGTCTTGTTGCAATTAATGCTGCTTTTAATACGTCGTTTGAGCAAGCATCTGATAAATTATTTGCTATTCAGAGATTGGGCATTGCTCCTGTTAAAGAGCTGGGTCCTCAGCTTGGTAGGGTGGCAAGTATTGCGTCTGAAGCTGGTGCAAATATTAATGAACTTGGTGCAGCTATTTCTACGATTACGTCTCGTGGTATTCCATTGGAGACAACATTTACAGGATTGCGTCAAGTGTTTGCTGAGCTTGCTTCTTCTGGTGGTGCTAGTATTCAAAAATTAGTGAAAGAAATACGAGAAACAAAAGGTATTGATATTACGTTTGATATTAATACATTACGTGCAGAAGGTGGTCTTAAGAGTTTCCTTGATAAATTGAATGAAATTAGAAGGATTGATCCTGGGTTAATTGGTAAGTTATTTCCTGATACTAGGTCTATTAGTGTAATTCTTCCTTTATTGGGAAGCGTTAGTAGATTTTCAAAAGATTTAGTACAAGTAGCTGGTGCAAGGGGTGAGGCTGAAGCCGCAAGCGATGCGATTGTTAATACATTAGCTGGTTCTTATGATCGATTAAAGGCTGCCATTTCAAACAATGTTGTTGCTGGTGCAGATCATATAGCTTCTATTATCGGGTTAAAAGAAGTTATTGATGATATTATAAAAAGTTTGGATGATTTCCAGAAAAAAATTAGAGGAATTTCTTTTCTTGATTTGAAAAAATTTCTTGGTGATCTTGTAACAACCAAAGATGGAATTTCTTCAATTGTTGAGTTTTTGTCTAGAAAATTTGGTGAGATTTCTGGTGTTCTATTAAAACAAACCGCTCCAATTTTACGTATTGGAGCGGTTCTTGGGCTTACTCTTGGAAAGATTATAGGTGATGCTATATTTGGACAGATACAAGAATCAATTAGAAAATCATTGCCAAAAGTGGTTGCATTAACTGATATATTTGATGATTTTGGAACTGAAGGAAAATCATTAGAAAGTCGCAGGATAGGTCCAAAAAAAGATGTTAGCATTGCTAGTTCAATAAATGATTCACTAAAAGAATCATTTAAACTGATTGGTAATCTTGAGGCTTTTTCTGCTGGTATTGATGTAATATTTTCTGAAATGGAAGGTGTTGGTAAGAATTTTTCTAAATCGATTTTAGGTGCAGGTCTTACTCTTGAAAAACAATTTTCTAAATTAACCGTTTCTATTGATGCAGGTAGGATAGTTGATGATGCTAAATCATTGCGTAATGTTCTTGAACAAGAAATTGAGGGGATAAAGCCATTTGATCCTACTATAATAAATTCATTTGTTAATGTTATTCAAAAACTTCAAGCTACTAATATATCTAAATCTGTTCTTGGTGGTATTGATGATAAAAATATTAATGATTTATTTAAATCAATAGGTGGACTTGGAAGTGCAACAATAGAATTAAAGAAAGCATTTATAGATCTTGGCGCCGATATAAAGATTCCAGGTATTGGTGAAAGTGTTGAGGTGATTGATGAACAAATTAAAAAATTAAGGGTTGGTATTGCTTTCCTTGAAAGAAAAGGATTTTCTGATGCCGCTAAGAATCTTTCTAATGGAATCAAAAGGTTAGAAGATTCTGTTGCTGGAACTTTTGATAAATCTGTTTTTGAAAAGCTTGGAATTAAAGATGCTGGAAATGATATACGTTCTCAGCTTGTTGCTGTAACAAATGCTGTGCGTGAGTTTGATAGTCAAATTAAAGGAAGGATAGGAACCGATGAAATTAAAAAGAAATTTATCGCATTAAGAAGTTTACTTAAATTTCTTGCAATTGAAAACTTGAGATTAGATGTTAGGTTCGATTTTTCAAGTACAGAAGAACAGGCTAAAATTGGTGCTGCAAAGGCATCTGAATTTATAAAGGATGCATTGAAGACTGTATCTGATCAGGTTTTCACAGAGATTCCTTCAATATTTGGAATATCATCGTTTAAAATACCAAAATTTGAAATATCTAAAATAGATAGAGATAGTTTGCAAAAACAAATCCAGCAAACACTTGGAAACTTTAAGGGGATTCTTTCTGGTATAGAAAATATTAGTGGTTTTGAAATATTAAAAAAGCAGGTTCAAGATGCTATAAAAGAAATGGAAAAAATGCCAGGTATTGTAGAAAAGATTAAGGATTCAAGTAAAACAATTGGTGATGGTTTTGGTGAAGGATTTGATCAAATAACAATTCTTGTTGCAGATCAAGAGAGAGCATTTGAATCTTTTAATAAAGCTTTGCGGGATACATTTTTGACTCAAGAACAGGCTGCAAAACGTGCCGCTGAAGCTCAAGCAAAACTTACTGAGGCTTACGAAAAAACTGCTGCTGCGGCACAAAAAGTTGCAGAATTACAAGCCGCTAATGCTGGACTTGTAGGTGTTCAATCTGCTCCAACATCAATAATTGATGCTAGAAATCAAACATTAAATGTAATACCTGGAATTGGATTCAACACTGGTCCGATTTTTTTCCCAAAAATTCCACCTAAATAAACGATAAAATTATATGGCTGATTCAGCTTGTCCAAAATGGGATACACTTGAGTTTGAAAACGGTGAAGAATCGTATGGAAATATTATTATGTCAGTCAAGGAGGCTTCTCCGCCAGGTATTTCTGGTGTTGCGGTTATGCCTCTTGGTCTTACTAAACGATTTATTACAGTAAAGGGGATTATGGAGGGCGGTGTAGGTGAAGGAGATTCTTTAGCAACAAAACAAGCATTGCATGAAGCTGCTTGTGAAACAATGGGAATTAAAAAATATGTTACTGGAAATGGTCGTGAGTTTGACAAGGTTAGATATGTAACTATTATTTGGGGACGGATTTTTGGAAATGCGTCTTCCGGTGGTCAGGATGCAGAATATACGGCAACATTAGAACAAATTATTCCACCAGAACCGGCGACGTAGTATAATAATCCCATGACATTTCCAAATACGCTTCATACTCCGGTATCGAAAGATACAAGTGCTGATGAAATTGTTAATCCGCAATTTTATATTAATGGTGTTGATGTAAATCAGATTAATGCGGAGATATTTGGAATTGAAGTTCAGCTTGGGTTATCTAAAAAGCTTGATCTAACTGTTAGTGTAAATACATTACAAATTGCTGGTCCGGCTCAGTCAACGATTGGCGGTATTATTGTTTCTATTCCCGGTGGAAGTATTACATTTATTATTGCTGGTGTATTTTTTGTTTGGGTTGATTCTTTTGGTGTTTTATTTAGTGGTGCATCGTTACCAACTACTTCTAATTACCTTCCCATCGCACAAGTAGTTTGTGGTGTTGGTGGTACAATTATTTCATTTGTTGATTTGCGTCCATGGCTTAATGGTACTGGTGGCGGTGGTAGTGGATCTTTTCCAGCTAATTATCGTGCAACAACAACTGAGCCTAGATATGCTAGGCGTGATGTTATTGTACTTGCTGCTACTGATTTTCTTCCTGCTGGGTTGATTCCACTTAGTTCATCTGCGTATTTTGATATTGATATTGTTACAAGTATTGCGGTTGAGGTTACGATCTTTCAGATTGAAGGGATTAATGTAACACCAATCATTCTCGGAACAACCGTTGCTGGTGTTAATAAAAGGTTTAGGGTACAAGCTCCTAAAAATTATGATGGAAGTGTTGTTGATATTGAATATCAAATGCAAGTTGATTTTGCCTGTACTGTTGAGTTTCTTGGAATCATGGAGATTGATTTTGATGCGTTACTTGAAAGTACACCAGCAAGTCTTGGCGGTACTGAATTGATTCCGTTCCAGGTTGCGTTCTTGTTCTCTGATATTAGTCCAGTTGTATTGTTCAATATGCTTGCTGGTGATGTACTTACCGAATGCGAGGTTATTATTCAAACAGTGTTCAATACTGTGTCCGCTACGCTTGAGGTTGGGGTCATCGGCGATCTTGGTGCAGTGCTTGATAGTGGTGAGATTGATGCTGACGTAGTTGGACAATATGCAACTATAGCTGATAGGACTTCTGCTATTGCAGATAATTTATTGTTAACTATTACGCCTTCAGGGTCAACAAGTGGAAGTGGATACGTTTCGGGTATTATTAGGCGATAGGAACTACGACCTTCTCCCCTACCAGGCTTGAGTTACATTAGAAATGTCGTCACAAGATTTTATAAATGCATTAGGAACACTTGCGAATCAATTTCGCATTGGGCTTAATGGACCAATGTTTGTTGCTGTTGGTGCAGAAAAATTTAGGTTAGTTAATATTGAAAATACTCAATATCTTAGACTTGAAACAAATAATCCAATTGATCCACAAGATGTTGTTACTCTTGCTTATTTAACATCATTATTTGCATTATTGGTTTCTAAAGGAACAACTATTAGTACGATTGAAGGTATTCAAGGTGGTGGAGATTTATCAACTAATAGAACATTTAAGCTTGATATTAATGGACTTGTAGAAGTAGCTACGGTTGATCCACTTGTTGATTTTATTGTTATATATGATTTTAGTGCTGGTTTTCATAGAAAGATAAAACCATCTGCTTTTGTTGCTTCAACAATTGCTGCCTATCCAATTTATTTTGGTGCCTCATCTGTTACTGGAAGCACAACTACTAGATATTTATATCCTTGCTTTGATTCGTCTATTGCACAAACCATTGAGATTGGTGTTAGAGTTACAAGGAATGGAACATTACAAAACTTATTTATTGTTCAAAACAATCCAGCCGGTAATGGTAATAGTATAGTTTATACTGTTCGTATTAATGGGGTAGATACTTTGTTAGTAGTTACAATCGCTAGTAATGTTCAGAATGGATCAAATATTGTTGATACTGTTATTGTTTTAGCTGGTGATAGGGTTTCCATTAAGGTAACGAAATCTCTTACGATTGGTGTAAGTCCAGATGATATTCTTGCTACGTTGGAGTTAACTTAAAATGGCTAATGTAACTAGACGGTATCGAAGGACCGATATAAAATTAGAATCTTCTATATCAAAGCTTATTGCTTCTGGTGTTTTTATTTCTTTATCATCACCAGAACCAGGACAAATGGTTGATGCTATTGTTGATAATACGAATACAAATTATGCAATAGATTCAGATAATATAATGAACTTAGAAGGGTTTACTTTTGTTTCTGAGAATCCAGTTACATCTTTAGAGATTGATGCTGCGGGTGAAATCCCTCCAGTAAATCGTATTAGAGAGTCTGGTGGAACAGAATTATCGATTGGTTCTGTATCAAATGGTCAAAATTTGCAACGATCTGGTTCAAGTATTATTGGTGTAGCTCCCGGTGGTGGTGGTTCATTTGATCAAAGAGATGTGTTTCTTCACGAACATTTTTTATCTGGAAATACAGATATTGATGAAATTGGTGTAATGGGATGGAGAACATATTCTATTGGCACTGGAAATGATATTACATTTTTTATGTCTCAGGCTGGCCGTCCAGGAATACTGCAATTAAATGGTGGAACTGCTGGTACATCTAGGGCAGCTATTGCTTTGGGTGATGAGCTTGGTGTTGGTGGTAGAACGATACTTGGTGGTACAAATCCAATCAATCTTGAATTTTTAATGCGATTTCCATCTGCTTCAGATTTGTTGGTTGCAAATATTGAAAGGATGGAGTGTGGTTTTGGTTTAGATTGGAATCCAGATGTTCAATTACCTAATGCGTTGGTTGTGAGATATGATCCAGCGGCAAGTTCGTTTTGGAGTTTGGTTGCAGCAAATGCTGGTGTAAGAACCGTTGTGTCTACTGGAATTGCTCCTGTAGCTGGAATATGGGCAAGATGTAAAATAGTATTTACTACTGGTCTAGGGGCGGAATTATTTATCAATGGTGCATCGGTTGCTTCACTGAATACAAATATTCCTGTTATAGCTGTTGGTGTAGGGATTAAGATTAGTGCGAACAGTGGTATTGGATGTATGGGTCAGTGGGATTACATCATCGGAACACAGGTCACCAACAAAGAGGGGGCTTAAGAAATGCCTGTTCCAGCAAATCATGGGTTTCCGATTCAACGTCCTGGTTTTATTACAGGAGCATCATGGCTGGGTGCCGATAATGATCTTGATCTTCAGGTTAGTTATACCAATGCATTAGGAAACCCAGCCGTCATTCAGTTTGCAGCGCAAGCTGTTGGAAGGCCTGGTGAAGTTTGTGTTCCTGCTAGTTCTGATTTTAATAATCTTGGTCCACGCGCACGAGATATTCTTGCGGCACACCTTCGTATGGCATGCATGGTTGCTGGTCATGCTGTTCCAGGTTCCCGTGAATTTAATGATGTGTTTATTCAATCAGGATCGAATAATTTTCAAACTTCAATTAGTAATGCAGCAAAGGTTAATTCATCGGCAATGGTTTCTGATACAGAAGTGGATATTCTTTGGAAAATCGGTGCCAATGGTCCTATATACACAACCAGGCTTGGTCATGGTGAATTGGGAAATTATGTATTTGTTCCTCAAACACAATTGCTAGTTATTCCTGGTGCAGTAAAGGCGCAGTTTTCGAATTATGTTCACAATCATCCTAGCCAGGTATTAACTCAGGCTCAAAAAGATGATATCGTAGCATATGTCATTGGATTAAAGCCTTGGGTTTAGTTTTATAATAAATAAAAACATACCTAGTCATATAGAAATATATGACTAGGTTATGGAGTTTTAAAATGCCAGCTATAGTTGAATTGCGTAAAAATTTATATCGAGTTGTTAGGTCTGAAGATGGTAGATTAATTAGGCATGAAAATGGAAAGCCTATTGATGGCGGTGGACACAAAACCAAGAAGAAAGCCGTATCTCAGGTTTGTAAAATAAACACATCATTACAATTGCGCGATTCTTTGATCAAAGAAAAAACAGTGGAATTAGCGCTAGAGTCTGCGGATCGATCGCGACTACCAGATAGTTCCTTTGCCCTAGTATCACCAGGGGGCGAGATCGACGATTCTGGACGTACCGTGCCCAGGTCGAATCGGAAGCTGCCCTACCGCAATGTAGATGGGTCGGTGATGATCGAGAACGCCTATGCCGCTATAGCTGCCCTCAATGGAGCGCGGGATGGTGTAGATGCGACCAAAGAACAAAAGGATCGTGCATGGAATAAAATCATTGCGGCAATTAGAGAAAAATTTCTTGATTACAATCCGCCAAATAAAATGTTTTAATTATAATAAAATTATATGTTATCTTATGTTTATAGTTTTTTTTATCGATATATTGAAATAGTATTTATGGCAATATTTTTTATAGTATTAGGATTTTTGATTTTGTTGTTTCAAGTTCTACTTGACAAGAAAAAAAATGAGAAGTAATGTCCAGCACTTTTCCCTACTGAGCTATTTTTTATTTATATAATTCCAAGTTCAGCACATCTTTTGTGCCATGACCACTCCAACAATCTTAATGTTGTAGTTTTTCCTAGTGTTCTTGATCCTACAAAAAAAATATGAACATTATACCTAACACTAAATGCAAGATACGATTGTACAACAGCTTTTGGATTTGCACGAGATCTTTGGTATGGTTTCAGTAAATCTTCCATAGTAGATTCAATTATAATTGCCCGATATTTATATGATTGCATTCTCTGCATTTCATCAATAAATCTTTCTCTATGATTTATAATTGTAGTAACAGCATCTTCTGGATTCTTGCGTTCAATTACTATGCATGTTGGTGATTCGATTATTGCATAGTCTCCAGTTTCAAGGGTTACTGATGTCGAATTTACAAAAGAATATGGATATTTTTCGCGAGTATCTATTGCTATAGTAAATGGTGGAATGTTTTTTTTCATTATATTTTATATGTGTATAATACTATATAAGAGCAAGTGTTCTGTTATTATCACCTATATTTTTTTCTGCAAAAAATATTTCGAGCCATAAATTATGAATTTCTATTGTTGGTTTTGCGTTAGATGGAAGAAATACGGATTGTTTAAATGTAAGTATAATTACAATTTTAATTACATAGCATTCATTAATATTTTTAATTGTATGTAGATTTATTTCTTCAAATTTATTATCTGATAAGCAAAAATGAAAACTTTGTGTTATAACATTTTCTTTTGTTGGTGTTAAAATAGATATCTGTGCGTCACATGGTAAATCGTGTTTAGAGTTCATCCATGTTTTTAATGAAATATTTTGATCTTTTTCAATTATAAATGGAGGGCAGGTTGTAGAGTAAATAATAGATCCTGTTTGTGTAGTCGCAATCATTTGTGTTGAAATTTTTTCGATATGGTTTTTGCTATGAATTGATTGCATGTTAATCTTCCTTGTTACTAAAAAATACTGCATTGTTTTTTATTTGTTGATAGACCATTCGTGAGGCCCTTGTTGCTCCTGGTAGCCTGGAATAGCTTTGAGCGCTATCTGCAATGATACGATTATTGCTAGAAATAAGTCGCCATCGCCATTTTTTAGCTGCATCGCGATAATGTTCAAACGTAATACCAAATGGTGGATTGCTCATTTATTATCTCGATTTTTACTGGATGTTTGTTTTTTGGTTAAATTATATATTTGATTCAAGGGTTACCGATATAATTTCTCCTGTTGTTTCATCAAGTTGAAGCGACATGGTTACCGCAAGTCCAATGCATGGAGATCCGTCATTGCCAGATCCAAGCGCACCAATCGATCCAATTTCTCTTATAGATCCTGTTATATCTTTGCACAATAACTTTGGGAAGATTTGATCTAGAGCATTTTTATTAAATATGTCTTGCATTGCGTTAAATACATCTTCTGGTATTGCACCTTTATTGCATATTTGTATTGTTATCATTGTTTGCCTCTATTTTTGTTTGTTGATCTGATTTGTTGTTGTTGAATGGGTCATAATTATAATGGTTAGAACCTATAATATGCCATCCAGCATTGCATGATTCGCAGAGTCTTCCTTGCTTGCTTCCTGATAATACAAGTATTGCTGGAGAACCGCACCTTGGACATAAACCTTCAAGATGTTGATGCATGTGTATTCAATTTTTCTAGAAATTGTTTTGATTTTTGTTGGCAAGCCTTATCACACCAAACATTATTAATATTACATTTATTACCGCGCTTACCAATTCCAATAGATAATTGAAGTTTTGTTGGATGACCATCTACAATTTCATGCAATAAAAACCCTTTCAATCTGTTGTATTCTGTATTCATTTTATTTTTCCATTGTTCGAAAATTCCGTTTGTTTTCCATCCATGAAAAATACGTCCTAATGTTATTTGGCTATCACTAAAAAGTGTGGCTGGTATGTTTGATGGTGTTTTTGTCATACCGTATAATGCTGCAAGATATTCTGACATATTGTTTGTACATCCTGGATATAATATAATTTCACATCCTTCTGATAATACGTTTCCATCTTCATGTACTAAACGATAAGCATATGTACCACCATATGGTGAAGGATTGCGAGATATTACACCTCCGTCTACATAGATAAATAACACGAGACGTTTCCCCTACTTGGCCTTTAATGCTTTTAATTTAGAACAGAAGTTCTTCTTCTTCAATATCTTTCCATCCAACGTCCTCAATGCTTTTTTTTATTTCAATTGTTTCACCAATTTTATTTATTTCATTTTTAATAAAGTATGATAGATAGCTATCCCTACTTTTGTCTGGTGTTAGGCAACAATATTCAAATGCATTTCTTGGACTAACCACTATTACTAGATTTTTTCCACGCGATAAAGCTGTATATATCCAACTCCTGTTTAATAAATTATTGTTACCTTTTGGTAGTGGAATTATTACTACTGGACATTCGCTACCCTGAAATTTGTGTGCAGTGACTGCATAACTTAAATCAATATTGTTCTTTTTTATTGGTACTCCAACTGTAACCTGTGGGAATTCAATAATCATATGAAGTTCTTTTGGACGAGCATTAAGAACTTCATACCTTGATCCATCATTGAGTTGTTCTAGATCGTATTGTGAGTAAAATGCGCCGCGCCAAAGTAATCCAATAATAAATCCTATATCACCATTTACTATTGGCACTTCTTTTAAAAGTATATTTTCATTTGGTATATATTCATATGATTCACAGTTTTTTGTGTTTATTACCCTATCACCGATTTTAAATGAAATTTTATTATCTTTTGTAATTGTTTTTTCGCTTGCTTCAATAACAAAATTATTATTAATAAGTCTTTGAATTTCATTGTTAATTTTATATGTTGATATAGGAAGATCTGGATTTTTATTTGGAGTTACAACTTGAATATCATTGATGGTATATCCAAATTTTGATGTTATTTTTTTTGTAAAGAGATCAATGGTTGATGATATAGTATTTTCATCGCATGTAGAAGGCCAGAGATATAAATCGGTGTTTTCTGAGTTAATAATTTCTGGAACAAGATGATTTTTTATTTCATGACAAGCCTTGATGATTGCGGATCCTTCTCCTTGTCTTTTGATCTTTTTTAATTCGACGTGTGGAAAACATTGGCTGCGAATAGAGTCTACAAGAAATTTACCAGGACCAACACTCGGTAATTGATTTGGATCTCCAACAATAATCAATCTGGTTCCGTGACGAATAGAACTGATTAATGAATATGCAAGTTCTATGTCAAGAAGAGACGATTCATCTACGATGATGATGTCTAGTTCTAGTTTGCAATTTTTTCCATGCATAAAAGAAAATGATACATCATCATCATCGCCTTTTGTAGCGATTGGAACTAATAGTGAGTGGATTGTTGTAGCTTGGCGGCCGGTAGACTCTGTCATACGCCTGGCTGCTTTTCCAGTTTGAGCACACAGTGCTGTACTGAAACCAGCGAATGACTCACATATCTTCTTAATTGTAAAGGTCTTTCCGACCCCCGGCGAACCAGTCATTAATAATACTGAATTTTTACAAGCAAGTGTTACTGCTTCTGCTTGGTCATCTTCAAGCCCTCCAGTACGCGGAGTCACTTCTCCTACTGGGCTCGTAGATAACAATACCAGCATCTTTGCAATTTCTTTTTCCATATGATACATACTTCTTCTATAAATATAATCGCTTACAGCAATAAATTTTCCAAGTTCAATATGTTGATCTAATATTTGAACAATTATGTCTTTATCAAGGTTTGTTTCTGTACAAATATATTGAATTAATAATGTTTTCAGAATACATGTATGCCCGCCTCCACGTTCCCAGTTCTTGATTACATACTCGCCACAAGCAGATATTCTTTCTGGTGATTGAAGATCAATACCATTCTTTACAGCAATAGAATCTGCAATTTTGAATCCAATACCAGAAATTTCTGTAAGTGTATATGGTTGATGTAAAACAATATCTGGTCCAGATGATTTATATTTTTTAATTATTGAATTGATATGACCTTTGTGCGCCAGTGTTCCGCTTAGTAGGGAAGAAAGCTGCAATTTTAAAGACTCATTATCTTCAATGTCTTCGAGGCGCTTTGATGCTTCAATTGCCCTATCTACTGATATGCCAATTTTATCTGCGATACGAAGTGGTTCTGATTTAAGTATTTCAATTGATTCAGAACCAAATATGTTATAGATTTTTTTGGCTGTTTGAACACCAATACCCTTACAATTAAATGCTAGATAATCTGTAATTGCTTTTTCTGAAATTGGACGTTGACGGGAGTATTCCGAAAAATTGAATTGCATTCCATATTCTTTTTGTAATTGAAGTTCTCCAGTAAAATTATATTCAATAGCAAGAGCTGGATGCAACATTGTTCCTTTAACACAAATTTCTGTATCGCGATTTGATTGTTCCCATAGAAATGTTTCTCCGTCTTGAGATGAAACATTTCCTTTAGCTAGTACACGAAGGATTACAAATCCATTATCTTCATAGATTATTCGACTAATTTTTCCAGTTATTGTTTGCATTAGATATTTTAATCGGGGATCATTTCCCCTACCTGGATTTTAGTAGATTGAGATTATGTCAAAAAGTGAATTTGAAATCAATCAATTTAGACGAAACCGGCCGATGGGCTTGTCTTCATCGGCCGGTTTACATTCAATAGCCTTAGCTTAGATCCTAAAAGGGCAATTCTGGATCGTTGTCTGGTGTTCCTTGTGCCGCTACAGTAGTTTGTGCGGCTGTACCGACCTTCCTGGCGTCTTTGGGCTCCCATGATTCATGGTTTGGACTAATAAAATCGTTACGACGATCTAACTCAATCCATGCCATTTTTCCGTTAAAGGATTTTGGTGTAAATGCCATCTTGCCTTTTGTACCTGGAAGGAGGTTTTGAATCATACGTCGCATTGTTCTCATACCACGATCATCTTTAGAAACAACAATATTAAAATTGTACTTAGCCCAATCTTTAAGACCGTTTGCATCCATGACAATACCGCATTTGAATAATATCATGGGACAACCATCATCCCGTTTACGTGGGGTTTCGTTACCGGATGCATCTTTTTTTGTGTCTTCTCCATCAGTTATTTCGATGAGATATACACCTTTCGGTGGATGAATCTCGGTACTTCCTTCTGTATCAATATCCCATTCGTTCATTGTTGTATTCCCCGATACAAGGTTTCGGTTGCTGTAGTTTTGTCGCAGACAATTGTAGTTAGAATGGTGTCACTTTAGCTAGTTTATTTTCAAGCTTTAAGACGATTTCGTTTGCTGAATCTAAAAGCAAATCGTCTATTTGGCTGACACCCCATTGGTTTAGTGCTGCGTATTTTTTTTCTTCTGTTACTCCAAGTGTGTTAAGTAGAAGTTCTATTTTTTGTTTTATTTCTTGTGTTATATATTGAATTGGAATAGCTTTTCTAGTTATGGATTCTCCATAATATTTTTTAAAAAAATCCATATTTGCACCAGTCCAATCGATCGATACAGGCATTTTATTGTAAAAAGAACGATGCTTATCAGTATAAAGAATATATTGATCTGTCTCTTTAATCCTGGTTGAAGAAAACACTGTATCAAATTCATAATCAGTAGACTTTTGAGAATCAAAGGTTTTTCCTATTGATTTCATCATCACTTCACTGGATGTATCATATAATGTTTTCGATCTGGCGGTACAGATAACATTAAGATCCATATTCCTTAGTCTTAAGAAGATTCTACTCCAGAATCTATTGATGAGTTTATAATCCAATGGCTGTACTTCATAAAAATCTCCATGGTGGCCTTTCTTTTTTTCTCTTGTTCTTAGAAAAATCTTGTCCCAATATAATAAAGTTAAATCATATACAATAGTTAGTGGGTCAATTACAATAGTAGTAAAATCGTGGTCTTTTGTTCCGAGGAAGTCAAGGATAGACAGTATTTCTTCGATGCTTGTTGGGATCGGATTCCATCGATAAAATTTGAATTCATTATCATATCGATTGGTTCCACCCTCAAGATCAATATATGCAAGCTTTCCTCCAAGCTCGCTCCATTTTAAAGGAAATGACGTTTTTCCTGTCCCAGATTCTCCGTAAATAAATATTTTGGCGCGTGGAATAGATTTTGATGCTAGTTCAAACGGCATGATTATTATTTCCCTTGTTCTTATATGGCTTACCAGATCCATACTCTTTATTTTCGTATCTCTTTATATAATTACAATTAGCACAAAGTAATTGGTAGATTCCTTGTGGTCCATTTTTTCTAATATCTCGATATACTGATTTACTGCATCCGTAAATGTTCCTTCTTCTTTCTGCACCATCTCCATTTATATGATCAACATGAAGTGCAGCGAAATGTTCATTGTATCCACACGTTATGCACCTGCCACCAAGAATCTGTATTACTTGTAATTTTAATTGAAATGAACGATTAATATTCTGAGTATTTCTTTGGATTCTATTCCTAACATAGAAATTATTCGCATCGACCCTTCTTCTCGCCCTTCTTATTTCCTTTTTCATTTTTTCTTCAATATCAATATTATTAATAAGATCAATCAGTATGGAATCATTCTTATTGGTATCAATAAATTTATCAAACATCAGTATTAACCTTTTCTTTTGTTAGAATCGTTAATTTTACCATGACGAACGATCATCGATCCTTCGGCAATTTTTGTTTTTAAGCTTTGATTTATTCTCCATTTCTCAAGATTTTTCATGTTGGTAGAATTAATATTTTTTTTCTTTAAGTCTTTTACAACCAATTTTTTACAGCATTTTGCATATTTTCTCAAGCTTCCGCAGATACAAGGATTATTTTTAGATGGAAATGGATTTGGATCGTTAAGCACTGGAAGGCTTGTATTTTCGTAAACTAATACACGATGACGCGCGCAACGTCTTGTGTCCTTTTTTGATTTAGCAAGATTGAAAATAACTTTTTTACTAATAGGTCCAAAACTAACCGGCTTTGAAATATTAGTAATTTTTTCTGTTTTAATTGTATTATCTTGATCATCTTCTGCTTGATTCATCTTGATATTCCTTTGCTGCCTCAATCAGTGATCGAATTAAATATTCGATATTACAAACAGTTGCTGATTCTCGTTGTCCAGGAGCTTGATGTCTTTTTTTAACTTTGGAAATGATATTAGATAGTGATTCTTCCCATTGAGCTATAATTCCATTGTTAGGTGGAAGGCATTCGAGCAATGCCATAACCTCTTGAATTTGTGCAACAGATTTTTTCCAACTTGCTGCATCAAGATCGCAGATCCATTTTGGTGGTTTTTTTTGTGAACTACTTAGGTAGGGTTTTCATTATTAATGGGTTCGATTGAATCTTGGTTTGTGTATTTATTTTTGATTGTTTTTGCATGAATAGCATAAGCACAAAGCTTTCGCCATGTTGCTTCATCGAATGTCGCAGGTATGATTTGATCTGGATGTTTTCCAAGATGGTATGCTGTCCATATGCGAACATCTGGTTTTTCAATAATACCAATTTCGGAAAGAGTCGAAATGAATCCACTACGAATTTTTTCAATTGGAAGAGTTTCAATATGTTCTGGCTTAACCTTATCTTGATTTGTAAGAAGTCGTACAATATCTGATTCAATAAAAGTTGTTGCATTAATTTTAAGGGCTGAATCGACAAAATGATGCGCCTGGGGAATAGAGAAAAATCTTGGACGAAGATCAATATTGGTGCCAGATGGTCCGCCAGATGGCCCAGTAGGAGAATGGGTTGACGTTTCTTGCGTTTTTTGAATAATTGGTTTATTGGTTGTTTTATTGGTTGTTTTCTTTGTTTTTTCGGTATCAACATCTTCAATCAATTTATTCATTGGGCTAGACGTAACGATTGGAGTAAGAGGAGGTTTATCATTTACTAGGATTGGAGTTACAGGCGATTCATCATTTACTAAATCCTTGTTTTGTTTTGGAATATTATCTTTATCATAAAACGTAGGATTAGTCTTATGGATGATTTCAGCCCAATCAATTTTATGTCCAGATTTGATGGCTAATTTGATATTATCTAGTGCTGGTTCGTATTTTATACGGACACATGCTTTTAGAATTGGATCTGAAGATGTTGATAGTTTTTCGAGAATACTATTTAGTTCTTCATTATCAATCTTTATTTCGATAGGATATGATCCATGTAATTGCATACGACCACTTGGACAATCATAGTGTTGTCCAACTAATTTATCTTTTGTATATGATATCAATGCTTTTTGTACTTGATGTTTTACTGATGAAATTATATCTTTTGTTTCTTGGCGATCCCTTGAGTGACGATCCATGACAGTTTTATATGCAGAATCTTTTGTTTCGGCAATGGCATCGAGTTTGATAATAATTCGCATTGCATCATCAGCATCAGCTTGTGTCCATTCTTTTGAATCGATAATATTTAATTTGTTTAAATCAACACTAGAAATTTCATGTGGAATTCGATCAATAATTTTTGGATTAATAGAAGGAATCAAGTTCATCAACATATTATTGATAGCAGAGATTGCGCTGGCCTTACTCATGGTTCATCATCTCCTTGAATTCCTCACGAATTGAATCTGAGGTATCGGTAATATACTTTTCAGTTATATTACCATTGCTTTCTTTTGCTATTTCTTTTAGTAGTAATTTTAGGTGATCTACCCAAATCGCTACTATACTGGTAGGTGTTCCGAGTCTGATTGGTTTGAATATAAATATTTCTTTTCCATTTTTTACGGATGTTTCGGTATATGTAACTCCAAATGTTGGAGTATCATCGTGAAAGTCGTACCAAAATCTTTGGATATAAAATGGTCCTGTTTTTATCTTTAGTCCTTCAATACATATTGATGTTGGATTCAATACGATGCCTTCTAGATCAAGTTCTAGGTCGCTGATCTTTTGAATGAATTCTTCATCCATCAGTGTCATCATGTTTATATGTTACCAACAATGATTGGAAATGGAAGAGAAATAGAAATCATTTTTTCGATGAACTGATAATTTCTATGATTGGGGGAGGAAATGGAATAGCTACTACTATTGGTGGTGGTTGAGACGTTTGATGTACTAGGTAGGGTTGGATCGGTCTAGAAGTCGGTTTGAGGTTGGTGTTGTTCGTGCAGTCCGCTTGGCCTGACACGCAGGAAGCCATGGAGCTGCTGTATTTCAGAGTTTTTTTCCGCGCCATCTACACGAAAAAATTAACGTATTATCCTTAATCATTTCTTCTGGATCTAATACACAAGGTTTATCCTTTTCAGGATTTCTACAATAAACAGTATTACAAAGGCATCTACGATATACATATTTGATGGATTGATCAAAAAATTTACGAAGCTCTAGAATATCTGCTATTTCTCGTGGAGATAATGGAATGGGTTGCCCTTTGCGACCAATAAATGCATCGTTGATCCGAAAAACGATCTCGAAAACATCGCGAATATTCCAGTTAACCTGAATCCTTTCCCTGATTTTCGCTTCTTCCTGTTCTTTTTCTGTTTGTTCTGGTTCTTGTTCTGTTTTTCTTGCTTTGTCTGGTAGATCGTTCATGTATGCTGTTATACCATATTTTTATGGTGGTGGAATAGGCGGAGGCGGCGGTGCCGGTTCTGCTGGTGGCGGTGCTGATGGTGGTGGTAAAACTGGCGGTGGTTCATCCTTGCATACATCTGGCAATGGTATTTCTGTTTTTAGTAATTCTAAATCTAAATCGATGGATATTAATGGAAACATAATTGGTGGAAATGCAGGATCTTTTGGTTCTAATTTTGGTATGTTTTCAAGTAGCCAGGCTATTATAGAACTTGTTGCCGTAATATGATCTTCTGTTAATACGGCCAATTTTTCAATTTTAAAATCTAAAGCTTTTACTATACAATATAAATGATCTATTTCATTGAGGAGGCTATTAAACCTATCTGTAATTGTTATCCATCTGTTATTATAGCTTTGAGATGAAACCTCTTCGCATGGTAGGTATGATGTTAGTAGTGATGTTTCGCATATTGTATCAAAACCAAGTGTTTCAATATCCGGGCATTTTGGTTCAGAAAATACTTTTATTCTTTCATCAATCGTTACTCCAGCATCATGTTCTTCAAATGGTGTTGGGCTGTCTTTTGGATCTATGAAAATATCTTTTACTGTTGGGTCTTCTTCGAATGTTGCTGCAATGAGATCTTCATTGAGAATATTGCAATTATCAATTGCTGGTAAGGATACAAGAATCCCCCAGGCATGGTGTGTACGATTAAATGCGAAGGCTCCAGTCAAAATTTGACCAGACATTCTTGTTTTTTTTGTTGTTTCTATTTTTTCTTCTTCAAATTCTGTAGCTTCAATTGTAGTTTCGGTTAATTTTGCTGTTGATTCTACCTTTAACTGATCTAGTTCAACCGGACGATCTATTCCTCTTGGAAATACCGTTTCTCCATCTTCGTCGCTATCCCTAGGCCACGAAAATCCAGAAAAAAATAATGGCCCAGTTCGTTGATCGCTTTTATAGAAGTGTGCTGTAATACGAATCTCAAATCGACCATATAATAGATCTTTTCTTCCTGGAAACGCTCCAAATAAATCGTTATAAGACGATCTTGATTCATATGCTTCAGCTAATGCTGCGTCATCGTCTACTGAACTTCCGCCAGTTCCAGTGACAGTCGGTGGAATTGGTGTATTTTTTGCTATACTAACACGAAAAATATCTGTAAATTTTCCGATAGCTCCCATTTCTGATGGGTTCATTCCTGCATCGCCAGCCATACCGCTACGTGCGTTGTATTCTGTATCTCTACCGAATTTTTGTGGTCTTGTTGGTTCTAAATAATGTTGTATTACATATGCCTTATCAAGATTTATTCCAGCACGAGTTACTCTTGGTATGATTCTTTCACCTAGGCTTCCTGTATCAATATCTGCTTCGGATTCTGGTGGATCATCTGGATCAAATGGGATCTCTGGAATCCCATCTGGTGTAAACCTCATAAATTTATCGGATACGGTTCCAATACTCATTTCTTTTATAGAAAGCATATCAGATAGGACACCCCATATTCTGGTGTCACCACTAAATATTTCGTTACTATCTTGTCCATCTAATATACCAACAGTCACGGCAGTTCCTTTCCCTACTGGGACTTGTTTTTGTTATGTTTATATAAATACTAAAATAGTTACTGGAATATTATGGGATAAGTGGTGATGGTGGTGTAGCTGCTGGTTTTTTTGGTGGCTTTGGTACAAATGGGTCATGTTTTTTTGTAAGAGCATCAATGAATTCTTCGCTTTTACTCCATGTAACTCTAGATTTAGAAACATTATCAATATTACTTGCAATAAGTAGATCCATGAATTCGCCATTATCGGCTTTTAGTATTGTTTTATGTCCAAATTGTGATGGTTGATGGATCTTTTTAGAAATTATTTCTTCAATTAGTTGCAGTAAATATCTTTCTTCGGCCATTTTTATTCGACTCCAACACCAAGGTTTGGATTCATAACTTCTGATTCAACACTAATTATTGTGTTCATTGATTTAAGATCAAATTGAATTGCAACAATAATACAAGCGGAAAATGGTTCTGGAGTAAAGTCTAGTCTATCTACTATACCAAAAATTGAATTTCCAGGTTTATATGCGATACTGATTGTTGGAATTCTTGCTCTCATAGAGATTATTGGAACAGTAAAATATGGTATATCTGAATCAATATCTAATCCCATTTTTATTTTTTCTGCTATACTATAACTAGCCAAGCTTGGACTTGCTATTGCTGTTGCACCAGCCTTTGCTTGTTCTGGACTTACTGATGTTGTTGTATCGATTGCATTTACAATATCAATTCTGTATTTTTTTCCATCTACCCACCTTCTTCCAGACATCATTGTTCCAATTTTTCCAATAGAAAATAGTCCTCTTTTTATAACAAGTCCAGCTTGATCATGTTCTACTGCTCCAATTACCATTGGAGCTAAAAACGAAATTTTATTTGTTTTTGGATCAATAGTAACATTAACCATATTTAAATCGCCACTTTCTAAAAAAATACCAGATCTATCTTCAAGAATTCTAACGCTTCCTTTTTTTGATCCGAATGGATAAAAATCTTTTCCATCTTTCTTAATTGTAGATTTATCTTTATCTATTGTTTCTCTTAAATCTATGTTTTCTGATACAAAATCTACAGCTAGTTGGGCTTCTTTTGTTTGTCCTGGACTAAATTTTGGAAAGTATGTTTTTGGTGGAGATGGATCGCCAGATTTTGCTGTAGCAATATTTCTTGAAAGAAATGGTCTAGGTTTAATCATATATGTAGATCCATTTACCTTGAATAATGTAGGAATAAAATTAAATGGATCTCTTTTTTCATCTTTTGTTGTTGTAATCAATCCCGTTTCATCTGTAATCCATCTTCTCATGGTCGAAAAAAATGAATCTTGACCTTTGAGTTTAATCGCTTCATCTTCTGCAAGATTATTGATACGAATTTTTATCATATTGTTTTGAAGTCTTTGCCATTCATATCTTGTAGATTTTCCCGTTGATTCTCCATCAATAAATGTTCCAGACATTCCTTCAAGTTTTATTTGATCATTGCCTGTTGTTGCGTCGGCTACAGATACTTTTTTGATAATTTCAAACCATACTTCACTTGTCCATCCCTTTCTAAGATAGAATGCATTTTGTACACGAATGTTTTGTGTTGTTCCAATTAATGCACCAATTACTTGTGTATAGTCTACGTTTATATCAATATCATCAATATTCCATTTTTCTTTATTAACAAGTGGATATGCGAGTGGTCCGGTGGATGCAATATTATAAAGTCCTACTGGCATTCCACTTCCACCTGATCCCATAAATATTTTTATAGCTTTTGTTGCTAATCCAGTTCTCCATACATTAAGTATTGAAGCTGATTCTGTTGGTTCAAGCCACCAATTATATCCAACAGATTGACATATTTTAGTAATTGCATCTGTTGCCCTTAATCCTTGAATGTCAATAGTTTCTGGATACAAATCATCCATCCCGGTTGGAGGCCCTAGTATTATTCTTTTTGTTTCTACAAATATATCTTCTACTGGTGCGCCACCACCAAATGGGCCTGCGTCAGCAACCGCATCTTCAAATGAATATGGTGGTGAATAACAATAAAACATTACATATTTTATCATATCCCATGCAGACCATGCAATATTTCTATCTGCTGGTGGCGCCCCACCAAAACTTTTTATGTTTAATGCAAAATAATCTCCATCAAAAATTATTTCTGGTAAAATTCCAAATGAATCTCCTGCTCCGACTGCTGGAGATTTTCTTCCATTTCCGTGTGGTGATATAATACCAAAATGTGACCATGATGATTCTGCTAGTTTAGAAAATGTTCGATCGTTGAATACACATGGAAGTCCAGTAAACCATCCAGATCCAGCACCATATATCCCGCCAGATACAGCTTCAGTACCATCATCATCTGCTTGAATGCCAACTTGACCTATAATAATTTCTCTGTATAAGTCATATTTATAATCAACACATTTTAATATAATTGTTTCATCTTTTGAATCATCCGATCCACCAGACGCTCTTAACGATTGAGCCATTATGTATCCACTGAAAAGTATGCTTTTAGTACCATCAGACAATGATGCGGAGATAGCTATTTCTGTTCCAACTGCTAAAAATTCAGATCCAAGATATGTGTCTTTATCTATTCTATTTTCAACTATTTCAATTTCTGCTGTTGAAAATTCGCTATTTCTTTTCCAATTAACATTACCAGCCTTTACATAGAATCCCAATAATGAATCTTTTGCTATAACAGTAATAATTGGTAAATCTATTTTACCATCTTTATCAACAAATCCAACCGTATCTGTTATTGAGAATGACATGTTATTGTATACCTAACATGGATTGCCTTTAAGGCCGAGCGGATTTGATGGTTTTGTTGCATCTGGTGTAAATCTTACTACAAATGGATTTCTTGTTTCAAAATCTCCGTCATCAGACATAACTCTAGCAACAGCATAATGTGGAATTTCTGAAAATGGACCAACAGTAGTTGATGTTAAAAAAAAGGTTTGGTCATATCCAATCTGATGAAATGGAATAAACATTGTTACGATAGGTGGTCCAGTAAAATCGGCAGGAACATTTTGTTCAAACATCCATATTTGTACGCTATTTCCAATCGCTGGCTCACGAAATGCTTTATAAATGGCTGAAAATTCAATAAATCCATTTGGCTTAAGTGTTACAGTGAATTGTGATACTGGATTTGGTTGTGGTCCAATGAGCTTAAGTATTCCTGGCGAATCTTCAATAACAGTTATATCAAGTCTGTTTTCAAAATTACCGTCTTCTGTTATTCCATTACTGGCTCTAATTACAAATCTCCATATTCCAGGAGTCATTAGTATAATAAATCCAGGGATTGCTCCGGTTGCTGCTGGTACTGTAAAATCTGGAAATTCAAGCGTACCATTATTGTGGTATAGGTTGTATGTAGTAACTGATGGGCTTGGACTTGAACTTGATGATACGGTTCCAAATAATCCTGTAAAAGATATTGTCATCCCGGTAGGGGCAATGATCATTTCTGGAATGATAAATGCTGTTGGATTATTTGATTCTGATGTAAGCAGATTAATTAATTGAGATGAAATTAATATTGGTTGTGGTATGATAAAAGTAATTATTGGTCCAACAAATCCATCGATTCCTTTTCCTGGACTTGCTTCACCCCATACCCTTACATCTGTTGGTGCTATTGGTCCTGGAGCAGAAACAAATGCTGATATATTGTTTATTGTAAGAGCAAAATCTGTTCCATCGTATGAGGCACGGATTATGTTGATTTCTTCAAGAATTATTGGTAATACCGTTAATTTCATTCCTGATCCAGTATATATACGTGCAATGATTGCATATCCTGTGTTATAATCATTATCTGGTGTCTCAAAGAATTCATTTGAAAATTTTGCAGCTATTAATTCAAAAAAACTCTCAAATGAAAATATTTTTGTATATGTAGTTGTAGCGAAACTATCTAATGGTAATGTTGTTGGAGCGCTTCTTAGTAGTACAGACATATAAATATCAAATTCTTGGCCTACACCGATCCATGAACCAGGCACAGACCCATCAAGGTTAAATGATGCACCCTGAAGTTCAATTCCTGCACCATGATTAATCCCTTCGTAAACAAATATTGGTCTATTAGCTAGTATAGGTTGATTAATATTTGTTATTAATGAACCCTTGCTATCTATTCTTGCTACTCTATCCTGATCATTTTCTATTTGAATTGTTCCAGCAAGATCTGTAAAAGTATTTGCTGGGTCAACTGGATCAAACCATGTTCTAGGTAAAAAATCTGCAAATGTAATAGAATCTCCAATGTTTCCTGCTATATCTTTCGATCTAAGTCTAAAACGATATGCACCTTGAATTAATTGTGCTGTCGTATATTCGGTAGCTCCTGGCTGGATACTATCAAATTGAATATATGGTGCTCCATCTTTTGATATTTCAATAATAATTGCTGCATATCCATCTCTAATTAAAAAATGATTCCATTTTAAATGTATTCGATTTGATGGACAATATTCAAGAATACCGCGCGCCTCAAGCTCGCGTCCTTCTAGTGAAACCCTTGATCCAGATATTGCAGCGCTGAACGTACTGCGCTGAACTCCAAGTATTTGTTCATCAAAATCAATTATAAATTTGAATATATTATGAAACGATATGATACCATCAAGTAGATCATATGCTATTGCAGATGATCCGGTTAATCCGTTTGCAACAATGGGATCGTCCCATAATGTCATATCTGATGTTAAATCAAACCTCATGTGTCCGTTTTCAATTCCAACAAATTCAACAGCACCTACACGAGTATTTCCACCAGATATTGTAAACGATAATTTATATTGATCTCCAAGAGAAGAAGATAGTTTCATTAAAATACTAAACCAACCACCACCAAGTGAAGTTATTGTTTGTACTGAATTAAAACTATTTGTTTCGTTTATTCCAATACCTGTTAATTCAAGTTCTGTAAAGAATTGAACGATATCTGGATTATCACGACGAAATATTGAAGCTGTAAATATAGAAAATCCTCCAGTATCTTCAACTTCGAATGAAATAAAAATATCAATAGGAGTAAACTGAATATTTTTTGTTTGACGGTATTGACCATTTTTAAATAAGTGTGTTAGGTGCTCGAATCGTGGAACACCAAGCCAAATACGAATAGATGAAGATACTTTGTCAATCAATCTCATATCAAGGAATGGAACATTTGGTGGAAATCCAGGAAGATTTTCCGGTAAGAACCTTCCAAGCGGATTTCCTAAACGTCTACCAGCATGCATTTTTTATTGCCTATTTACTGGTTTCAGTTTTATCGCATGAGACTGATTGAATCGAATGTTTTGGTATAATCATTAATTCTGATTCTATAATTGATATCTCATATCTTGTAACAAACCTAAGTATTCCTGATGCTATTTTATCGCCTCCATACCTAACAATGACCCTTTTCCCTACCAAGCTAATGAACAAATCAAGATTGTATAAATTTTTTTTATGTTTTTTATCTATTGGTTTCTTTTCAGTTGACATTATTGATCAATTATACTGCAACAGTATGTTTTAGTCAAAAATTATTTAGATTATTAAATTGTTGGATTGCTTTGGTAGGTAAGAAGTTCTTTGTATTTTTTATATTGATTTTCAATCATATCATTTGGTGTAATTTTTATTCTCATTAGTTCATTATTCCTGCAATACCAACAACACGGATTATTTGGTTCGTCTTTTTTTTCCTCCTGCATGATATCCGCAGTAATGACAATTTTCGGTGCGAGCATTCAATTCTTCGCTCATTGGTTCTTCCACTAAACTGATTTTATTGGTACTGCCGCTTGTGTTTGTTACGATTCATCAACCACAAGCTATTGACATTCAAGGGTTTGCGTTGACCTTCGTTTTGTGGTCGGTTAGGATTCCGCCTATAGAAAACGCCCCGGCCTGATTCAGCGCAGGCCGGGGCGTTCGATCGAGGTTACGTATCTTGCCTCCGGGGAGAGGTCAGACAATGGATAAGATCGCATCTGATGGCGTGTCTGTCAATTATGAATCACGGTTTTCTCGTGTCAGGGATGATGTGGAGACACTGTTGGCGCGTGATCCTGTTGGAGTAATTTTTAGTTTATTAAGTTGCCATATATCTAGTATAGAACGTCCAAATGGTACGCTTAGTATATGGGGTATGACGTGTCCATGGTGTAATGGAGGCGGCAATAAAGAATCATCGCCACTTTTTTTATCGAGTCATGGAAGAAAGAAGCTTCATTGTGAGAAATGTGGTAAGTCTGAATCTATTGTTTTTTTATTTATAGAACAACATGGACTTTCATTAAAATCTAATATTGGGCTATGTTCAGAAAAGCTTGCTAATGCTGCTGGTGTGAGTTCTCATGACGAATATATAAAACAAAGAGCTACAGGAAGGTTTACTGATGATTTTATAATTGATATGGATGATAATCCGGTACAGGCGCAGGGACGAATTTTCTCCCCTACTGGGACTATGCCTCAAGATAAAAAGAATTGGATAATTAGAGGTATAGAATTTTTTTTAAATAGGGCTGATTTAGGAGAATTGAGCAAACAAGAATCTGTAGCTATTTCATATGTTATGAAACGTGGTATATCACAGAATACTATTAGAAGCTGTAAACTATTTACTAGTATAAATTCAAACAAAATAATGGTTGTAATGCCATCATATGATTGTAACAAAGATTTAGTTGGATATCAATGGTTTGATTATGCTAATGTTGATAAGAATGGTAAAGCTGAATATCGTGCATGTAAAAATGAATTTGGTAGTTGTAGATTTCCGTTTGGGATGGAGGATTGTGTAGGAAATAATAATCCAATACTTATGGTTTGTGGGTTCTTTGATTATTTATCTGCTAAAGAAATTGGATTTGATAATGTACTTAGTCCATTTGGAACCAATATGTTATCTACTGATTGTTCTCATATAAAAGATGTAGTAAATGGAAGGTCTGTTTCTATTTTATTTGATAGACAGATTCAAGAATTAGATCAATCTTTATTGGTGGCAGAATCATTAAGAAAAGTTGGTGCAAAAGTAAACATATTATTATGGATGAAAGGAAAGGAAGGATTTGATTTTAATGATTTTTTGTTGGGATGTAGAAAGAAAAACATAGAAAATCCTAGAGAATTTATTGGTAGTTTGATTAAAGATGGTATGATCAGGTTGATTAAACATGGTAAAAATATAGATATTGATCAGATTATTAAAGATTCTGGTATTGAGATTGGTTCATATATAATGCGTGGCTCATGGCCTGCATCTAATATTATCGTAAAAAATCAAGAAAAACAATTATCAAACATTGATATATCTAAAAATGTTCATGGTAGGGGAAAAGGTGCTAGCTTCGAGCCTGATTTAGAAAAGGCCATATCTGGATTATCTCCAATGGGAGAATTTCATACTTTAATTATGTTTACAGACATTCATTCACGATTTGAAATGTGTACTGTTCTTGATGTTAAGAGATGTGCATTGAGCGATAATTGTGGTTGCGCTGTTAACAATAGGTTAGATATATCAGATGGAAAATATTCATCTGCTTTTGTTAACAATACAAAGATGTTACCAGCAATAGAATCAATTAATGAAAGTTTCCAGTTTTTATGTCCAAATTCAAAAGGTTGGGATAAAAAGGAACCCAAAAAAATACTATATAAGGCTTCAACCAAATCAAATACGTGGTCTATTATTCATGCTAGATCATTATTTTCAAGTAGTTCAAAAATTAATATGGTTACAGATATTAGTGATATAAGAACAGGTATATATGAGGTATATGGTTATAAATCAAATCATTGTGGTATGACCGGATCTGTATTTGTAATAAAAGAAATGAAACCATATACGATTGAATCAGTTCTTCAGTCGATGCCACATGAAGAATCAAATTCTACTGAAATAGATTTTTTTGATGGGGTATCTGTTATATTAGATTCTGGAATGATAGGTACCCCAGATATGATTTTTATTTCAACTGTTTGTGTATGGGCTTTTAGTCCTCCTGTTATTCCATTAATTAAAGATATTGGTAAAGATATAATTAATCACAGGCAACCATCTCTTTCTATTTATGCTATTGGTGATCCTGCAACCGGAAAAACAAATACAATTAGAGAAGTGTCGGAACTTGCTGGACATAGATGTGATCCAACTGATGCAAAAATGGCTACAAAGCCTGGTTTGGTTATTAGTGGTGCTGATGGGTCTCCAGGTCAGATGCCAAGATCCATTGGACGTGCAATGGGGCTTGATGAGATTACTGATAGAAAATCTGTATTAGAAGTTATTCAGTTACTTGTTGAGAATCGCGTTTCTATTTCAATGAGTGGAAGAAATATAGACGAAGTTGTACCAGTAAGAATTGCATTACTTAGTAATGCAAATGCTGAAAGAAAAAAACTACATGAATTTAGAACTCCAATGGAAGCAGCATCAGATTTAATTAAAGAACATCTTATTCGTAGAATAGATATGTGTGTAGCTACTATTAGTTTATCTAGTGAGGTTGATATAGATGAAAGAAATACGAATATATATCGTAAAGATATTAATATAAATATTGATAGAAATTATTTGATAAATCTTGGGAAAAGATGTTGGAGACAAAATCCAAAAAATATTATTGTTGATGATGTAGCCATAGAATTTCTTTCTGATGAAAAAAACATTATATCAAAGATAGATCATATTCGTACTGGAAATCCAATGATGTATGGTGATATTTCTCAGCGTATATTTAGAATCGCATGTGGGATAGCTGGATTCTCTGGATCTTTCAGTGGTGAAAATATGATCGTAAAAATTAATCATATTATGTATGCGATATTATTGATGAATGAAATGATGGATACTATGGGTGCATCTAAGGAAGCTAGGTTTCATATGAGAACAATGGATGTTGAAGGTGCGTATAAAGTTCTTGTTGATGTTTGTACAGAAGCTTTGAGTATGATGGATTCTACACAGGATTCTATGATGTATGCCGGAAAGGTAATTATTGCTTTTATTCAGACATGTAATGCTCACGATCCAGGATCGTTTGTTGATACTGGCATCAAAGAATTACATAGAGATTTGAAAGATTCCAAGAGTGAAGCATTATCTTCTGAAAGAAAATTAGCACCATATAAACGTGCATGGAAAATTATAGATAGAATGAAGAGAAATGGATTAATTAAATCTGAAGGACATGGATCATATTCTATTACTGAAACATTTGCAAGGTCTGTTTCGATTATGGAAACTGATGCGCCTGTTATTTACAAGAAAATACTTGAATAGTTTTAATTGTTTTTTCCGTATTCCTGGTCAAATCCTTGAAATCCCGGTTAAGTCCCGTGGAGCTAAGTTCATATGGACAAACGATTTACGTTCCAAATCCCGAAATCCCGGGGTTCCCGAAAAAATGAAGCCGTCCATTTTGGGCGCGTACCTGATCCTACCTATATATGTAATATTTTATTACAAATACAGTTACATACGTGGGTACCTATTTTTAATAAGGGAATTCGGGATTTCCGGGATTTGAAGGATTTTGCTGGCGCCTTTCGAAAAGCGTCAGCAAAATAGCACTATGTTATCCCGGGAACACCCGGGAACACGATCAGCCCGAGAATTATTCATGAGATCCTATTGTAAATTACACCAGGAAAAGTGCAGTATAATTAAGAATGAAAATCGTCAAGGGGATTACATGCTTGTATGTTTGTCATGTTTGCGAGAAGAAAATATTGCAAAAAGAAAATATGAAGAAATCTTAATTAATAAAATTGAAAAATCTACACCAATCAATTATGAAGAAATATATTCAAAAAATCAATCAATTAAAAGAAAAAGATATCGTCGTGATAAAATTAGGAAGGGTACCGTTGAGTATTGTTTATATTCTATTTTTTCTAATGTGATCAGTAGATCAAAACTTACCGGAATTCCTACAGACATTGATCATGAATATTTAAAAGAATTATTAAGAGTTCAAAACAATAAATGTGCAATAACAGGATTAGATTTAGAATTTGAGTCTGGTTCCATTAAAAATAAAAATAAAAGAAAAATCAGTCTTGATCGTATAGATTCTAGCAAATTTTATTTAAAGGACAATGTATGGTTCGTATGCTGGTTCGTTAATCAATTGAAAAATAATCTATCAATTGATGATCTTATATTTTTTGCTAGGTGTGTAGTAAGAAAATTTGGTGAAAATAACGGAGATCAGTCTTATGTCCCGTAACGATAGTTCCGATCTATTGATTAGTTATATAGCTGCTATAGGATCTATGTTAGTCGATGACGATCCGGTTCGGTCAGATGAAGCTATGGCTTGGATTTATACCTTACATGTCGTAGGCAAGCCCTGGATCGTTGGGGCGCTTGACGAAGGGGTTAGCGTTAGTGTAATGGTCAAGTCGATAGGGAGCTTGTCTAGGGCTATTCTTCGTCCATCAGCAATTATAATCCATGAAAAGGATGCGACTTATTCTCATCTCGGGAATCTACTTCCCTACGGGGAATTATTGCGTGCAGTTTTAAGTAATTTCAATGCATTAATAATTGCAAGCGAAGAAACTGCTAGTATATTTAGACGCGGTCCAGATCCTCAACCTTGGATTGTTGATTGGAATGATCCGCGAGGTAATCCAGTAAAATGTGCAATTGATGATGGTATTATTTCAAGAGAAAATTGTGAAGAAAAATTTAAAAAATATATTCATAATATGAAGCATAGCCCTATTAGCGAAGGAAAACGCAAGCAGTTCTTGATGGATGCATCTCGTGCCTGTCCGTTGACTATTGAAAAAAAAATCTATTGAAAATAAAAATTTGCACTTGTGAACTATTTTGAATCTGATACTGTTATTTTGTCCTGGCTCAAAGATGGCTTCAACAAAAGGAGGAAGCCTCAATGAGCAACCCGATAGTGATTTCCATCCTGGTGCTTTCTGAAGCTGCTGTTGCCGGGATTCCTGGTTCATTCGATCGTCTGCGTAAGGTTTTTTGTACGATTTGTGTCGATGAAATGACACATGAATTGGTGCGCGAGACGATTGGAGGCGATAGGTATCGTAAGCTTGTTGCTTAGGATTTAGGTGTTTGTTGTGATGAAAACCAAGAATAGGTTGCGCGATCATTCCCATGGAAGGCGTGATAGAAGGTGTGATAGAAGGTGTGATAGAAGGCGTGGTCGCGTCGCTTCTACTTTGGATTTATGCGCTGCACAATATGGATTGGATAGTTTGATGGAAAACAGGCCTATTGTTTCTCTTGCTCCTGCTCCAATAAAAATTCATGAAAATCATAAGATAAGAATTGTTGAACAAAAAAATCCTAATTGGTTTAGAGATTTATGTAGTTCTAAAGATTATCAATCATCTATTAGAAAACGAATTATTCGATTATTGAATTTAGTAAAAGAAAGATCCTATGTTCCACCCGGACCATGGAATATGACGGAACAAGCCTTATCGCTCATTCTTGAAGAGATGCAAAATTTATTTTTGATTTGAAAGAAATAGATTTAGATGGTTATATAAAGATATGACTTTTCAATATTATAAAATTGGCGACCGCTTCGAGGCGCGTCGTGGTGATCAAACATTTACTGTTCTAGTTGCAGATATTTCTGCATATCAACGTGAAGTTGAGGGTCCGGCATTATGCTGGGTAAATCCTCCATTTCGAACGGGAAGCCTGTGTGAGTTTCAGCGTCAAGCGGCTCAAACCACACATGGAATTCGATTTGTTACTATTGATTTGATTTATCGTCAGATTGCGTCTATGTTGCATAATGACGATGAATTTGTTTGGATGATGCCACCAAATGACGAAATTGAGGACTTCTTTTCATCTTTAGGAATTTCAAAACAGGTTGTTTGGAGAAAAAATATAGCAAAAAATACTGCACATTTAGTTTATTCAATTGGTTTAGAGGGTAAAATTAATGTTTCTTCAGTTTCATTATCTAGAATAATGACAAACGATACCAATCACAGTTTCTTGACATTATTTCCAAATGGTATTACTGGATTTAAGAATATTTTTGATCCATGTGCCGGATCAAATCCATTGCTTTCTTATGCATTTCGTCTTGGTATGGGATATTTTGGTGTTGAATTGAACAGTTTTAAGGCATTAAATATTCCATTACTAAAAAAATTGATTAGAAAATATAACGCAGAAATTACAATAATTCCTGATGCAATGAATTATGCTCCGAATGGTGAAATAATTGATGCGCCTCAGACCGAAAAATATAAACCAGAAGATCAACAGCGAAACTTTCGCGAAGGGCGATTGATTTCTAATATATCAATTCCTAGAGAAACAGGAGGTATTGTTGATAAAAACAATTTAATTTATTTAAATGATAAAATGTCAAGAAAAAATGCGCTTAAAAATAGGTTTCGTGGACAGTGATTCGGTCCCTTCTCCTACTTGGCCTATAAAAACAAAAAAAGAGGAAAAATGGTAAACCAGACAAATCAATCAAATAAAACGACAAAAGTTCCTCATCCTGCTAGAGATGCAAACAAGCTTGCTGGTGCATTTCAGTGTGCATGGGATGGTTGTGGAAAATCTATAGATGATGGTCCGTTGATTGAATTTGTTGTGTGCTGTGGAAGGAACAGAAAAACTCGAATTTGGACATGTGTTGAACATATTTTGGGTATTGAAGCTTTAAAGGTTCCTGCGATTGCTGATAATGTTCGTAGTTCTGCTCATCATCGAAGAATTGATGAGAATAGGCGTATTGCAGGTCGTAATGCAATACTTGCTAGTAGATTTACCAATAAATCCTCTGTAGATATTATTAGTAACAAGGATCATGATTTTGTAAAAGATGAAACTCATACTGAACAACGCAGAAAATCTTCTCATGATTCTTTTGTTCCAGCAAATACTCTTGTTGCCCGGCTTGGAATTCCTAGTGTAGCGATTGCTGAACTTGTTAAAAATATGAATATTGTTATGGTTAATCATAATGGTATTCAATCTGTCAAGACTGAAGATTTTGATTTATTGAGTGGAGAGGTACGTAGAAGGACAATCGAAAACCGCATGGCTGAAAAGAATTCGAATAGTAGCTTCGATATTTCCGATAATGAAGGTCAATCTGATAGTGATGAAAATATTGAAATTGATAGTCAATAACTAAAAAAAATAGAATTATCTGTGTCGATTAATTTTATTACTGGTTTGCCATGTTCTGGGCTTGGGTTGATTGAATTAGCATTGAATAGGAGCGGGGTTTTACAGGTAAAGGATTGGATTGAAGGACCAATAAAAAATTCAAAAGATTTTACTTATAATGATAATACGATTTATTTTGTTACCAAGAATATTAATTGGTTAAAAAATTTTATTGAAAAATCTGTAATTATTATTCGTTGTCCAATTACATCATTATTGTGTATTTTTGAAAGATATTACGAAAGGCTTGGTCGCGAATTAACGGATGATGAAGTTGAGTTTCATTCAAAAGTTTTTATAAACAAATTGATATTTATTAATAGTTTAATTGAAAATGGAATGAATTATTTTATAATAAAAGATGATGAAAAATTGTTAGAAAGGATGAAAGGTTTTATTGATGTGATTTTTGTTAGGAATAAAATTAATAGAGAATTATTGGTGGTTGAATCAATAAAAGAGAGTGATTTAATTTTATTTTATAAATCTTCAGAAAGAAACTTTTATACTGATTTAAGTTTTTTATCTCGTAGTAATAGAGAGCAAATTAATAGGATAGGTACGATTTATGGAAAACTTGAGATCGAATTAGAAATTTAGTTGTCAGCAGTTTTTTTTTATTTGAATGATATTCTTTGAGAGAATAGATATAGATTGTATGGATCAAAAGCGATTTGTTGGCAATGGTAGAGGGAAATCATGAATGAAATATCGTGGGGATTATCTGGTGTTGTTGTATCACTTGCTGGTGTGATCGGTTATCTTGCATTACATATTAGAGATTTAAATAAATCAAATGATGAAGCAAGGAAGGAACAGGTTAAACAGGCAGAAATGCATTCAAAGGAAAAAGATAAGATCTATTCATTATGGATGGCTAATGAATCTTCTATAAGAAATGAATGCAAGCAAGAGTTAAAAGTTTTACTTGATAAAGATCAAGATTTACTTTTGAAGGTAACAATGACATTAAAGAGTCTTTTGGGAGATAGGGAGATTGAAAATGATACCTAATAATAGTATTGATCATACGGAAAGCAGTGATCAGTTAAAAGCGCATGTCAATGTTCTTCATGAACAGGCTAATCATCAAATAGATAGATTGGTTATGTGTGGTAAGCGGATCATTTCTAATAGTGGTGATTGTGCAAAAAATACAATAAAGGACCTGCTTGGAGATATTTCTAGTCATCGGGTCGAAACAGATAGAATAAGAAAGGCAATGCAAAATGATATTAATCAATTACTAGATGATGATAGTCATGTATAATATTTTTTGTAGTTTAGTTAATAATAAGATTATTCATCGTTTTGTGTTAATAAAGCCAACACAAAAGCTATTAATGAAAGTCCAATAATTATTATATATAATAGTTTTATCATTATTTATGGTTTTATTATTTTTTTAACACCATTTACACCATGAGATTGTATTTGAGCAACCAAATCTCTTCTAATAACATTTGACATATTTTTTGGAACCTGAATTGATTCGCGTAAAAATTTTTCTAAACATAATGTAAATTTTATATCGATCATTAGTTCGTTTAATGGTTTATCAAAATTTACTTCTTTCCCGAAACATTTTTCAATACTTTCACATGCTGCTTGCACTGTAGCGAATCTAGCACGACCAATACGAAGGCCGGATATAATATGCGTGCATGTCATTATATTTGGTTCTTCTGGAATTTGATGGATAGCTAATCCATCTAATCCACTGTGGAATGATGCAAGGTTTCGTATGTAAGGACGACCATCCCTTCCGGCAATACTTAGCAATGGTCCGGGTGTACCTGCGCGAGCAGCCATTCTTCAAGGCTCCATTTTTCTCCAGTGTTCATATTGAAGGTAATACTATCACCTTCTGTAAATAATCTACCACCACTACCAAAAATAGTTAATTGGTATTTACCATTTTTATATGATCTTTTTTCTATTAATTTATTTTCATTTATCTCAATTCTACCATTTTTTAGTCCACTAGCCCATCTTATTTGAGCGGTTTCTTTTCCAGATTTTACTATAGTTCTTGTTAGGACGGTTTCTCCATGTTTGTTTGTGTAATTAATAATTATTGAATTTACTCTAGTTAAAAAATTTTTAATACTGATTGGAAAAATAGGATCATTTTTAATTAGAGGAAATAATTGGAGACCTTCTTCCCTACTGGGCTCTAAATAATTATCTGAACCTTCGGTTAATGATTGCGCAAGAGATGTTGCAAGTGATGGTTGTTTATTTTGATTTTTTTTAGTTAATGATTCAGCTAGTGTTAGTTTTGTTGGTTTTTTTGTTGAATCATTATTATGATCATTAATTGTGGTAATGAATTTCACTCCTTTCATATGTTGTTTTTACTTGATTAATATTTGATCCGAATCCTGGTCTTTTTTGTTTGATACATTGATTCATAATTATATATAATTTTTTGTATACATCTATATATGATTCGCATTTGCTGATTTTATTAACTGTTTTATTCATAGCTGAAAACAATTCTTTAGATATCTTAAGAATTGTTTTGTTTTCTGGATAGTTATCTGAGTATAATTCTAATGTATTTATTTCGATTGTACGAAGCAATTCGGCAATATCATGCATTCTTTGTTCATTGAATTTATTTGGATATTTAATAATAAATAATGATTGGTCAGTTATTTGATATGCTTTGTTGTGATTATTGTTGTGATTATTCATTTTTATTAACCAGAAATAAAACCATTCTATATAATGTATCATATACGTCGTTATCTGTCAAGTTTGGAGAATTCGAAACATCTATGCATAGATCCTGGAATAGTTCTTGAGAATTATAGTAAGAAGAAAGTATTTTACTAATAATAAATCGTGGATTGGGAGCGGGAGTACATGAAGTGCATATCCATGAATCAAACTGTTTTGTTAGTTCAGGTCTTCCGATAAAAATATATGGTGTTTGACACCAACGACACAAAGCGATACTTTCTTTATATGGATCAATTTTATTTTGTGGAAATTTCCATGGAATATTATTTGATATTAGAAATTCGACAAAGTTATCCATACATGATCTTGTTTTGATTTTTAGATCATGAATGAGGTGATTAATTTCTTGGTTTTTATTCATTACTTCATTGTGAATGGGTATTCGTTATTTATAAAGTTTTGTCTTATTTTTTGAGTATTTTCGTCTGTTAATGAAATTAGCAGACGAGACAATCCTTCTCTACATTTTAAGCATCTTGTCGATTGCATTTTTTCTGTAGATTCTATAAATGGATTTATATATGGAATTGAAGCTTCGAATTCAATTCCACATTTTGCACGAAATATAATTGTATCATATGATGTTGATATCGATACTATCATATGATTGTAAAATTCGGCTGATGTGTCTTTTAGCATGTTTAATTCCTAACTGTAATTGGCTCACAAACAGAATTGAACAGTTTTTGTTTACCAGAAAGTAGTGCTCCAAGCCTATTGTCAAGTGGATGATCAAAGCAAACAAATCTGTAGTGAACTGATTCACTTGTTTGTCCTATACGGCACGTCCTGTCTTCCATTTGTAGGTTCAATGCTAGATTATAATGCAGGTCATTTATAATAGTTTCATTGGCTGATTGTAAATTAATTCCACATGATCCTGCTCCGATTGTTGCAGCAAGTCCGATGAGCTTGTTTTCTTTTAATCCATCAGCGGATTTTTGTCTTTTTGTTGTACTTATACTTCCTTCAATAATACCCCATTTATCTTGTAAACCAAAATGCCTGACAGGTTTTTTGTGTGCAGAATAAACCAAAACTTGTTTTCCGCATTCCAAAATTGAATCCACTAAAGATTGTGTATGTGGAATTTTTTCTACACTCATATCATGTCGAGCGCGGGATAGTTCTGCTAGTGGAGGCAGTGTACCGTTTGCTATTGGTCCATTCATTGCTTCAAAAGCTTCGAGGGATGATAGTCCGCTATTCATTACAGCATTAAGTGATCCAGTCCATGTATCGATTCTATGGACAGAGTAGACCTTTTTTGGCATATCTTCCATAACGTCTTTTTTCATGCGTCGAAGCATGATTTGAGAAAGTTTATCAGTAAATTCTTTTGTAATAGTTGGATTACGTATATCACCACGTTTACCGATTTTAGTATTTAGAATATCTGTAAATCCTTTTTTGCCACCAAAGTGATCGGTAAGTCCGATTAAATCGATAATATTAAAAATATCGTTTATTCTATTACAAATTGGTGTGCCTGTCATTGCAATGACTTGCGAATCAATTCCAGCACGACGAAGTACATATTTCATATTCAAATATTTTTGTGGTCTATTGTTTCTATAGAAATGAGCCTCATCTATAATAATAGTAATTGGTGATTGAGGCTCAAAACAAAAATCAGGAATAAGTTCGTAATTACAAATCACAGCTTCTCCGGGATTTGCCCATACAAAACTGTAAAGACCTTTACATACAATTGGCTTTAGATTTGTCCATGCAAGAACTTCGTTTGCCCAGTTGAGTTTAGTAGATGCAGTTGTAATAATGTTTACCGACTCGTGATGGCGAGCAAGCAAAGATTGTGCAGATTTTCCGAGTCCGCAATCGTCCGCGAGAATACATTTGCTTTTTGATTTAATCCAATCAATTCCTGTTTTTTGATATGGATAAAGTTCATGAGATTTCATTAATAAACTCCGTAAGCTTTATGCTTTATGTAATTTTTCTTGATTTTCTTTTGAGAACATTGTATTGATATTTGGCCGTTCTGCCGCACGCCATTCATTTTCATCCAACCATTCATTTAATGCTCGCGAACAAATAGCACTAATATTTATATTAAAGTCTATTGATTTTAGTTTAAGAATTCTTTCCCAAACAAACGGATCTATACAAATGTTTGTTCGTACATGTCTTTTTTCTTTTGACATTTTATTTATCCTTAAATAATTGTAGGAGAATGATTATCATATTTGCCAGTGTTAATGACAATCGATAACCATTCTCCTACGGAGAATCTATTTCTGAAAATTTACTTTCTACTCTTTGTCATAATTATCATCCTTTGATTCACGTGAATCTTCGTACTCTCGTGCGTTACGCTCTTGGCGACGATTGGCTGATTCACTTGTCTTTTCGTAATATTCATCACGGTCGCTTAGGCGAAATTTCATATAGATTTTTGCGCGATTTTCGCCTTCTCCTGGAATATTTACAATAAATACAAGTTTGAACAAGAAAAGGTTGACGTAAAATACGATCATTTCTGAATCGGATTTTGTTGGTTTTACGTTTCCCCAAATTACGACTTGGTGTGGATCTTGATCGTTGTTTTGGTTTGCTCCTTGTTGAGAACGCAACATCTTTTTTAGCGTATCGATTTCGCTAAGAAGCATTGTGTTTGATACTTCGGCTCCTGTTTCCCGATCGTCGTTGATAGGAATATTTGAATCTGGCATTGAATGATTACTCCTGGATTTTCTGGAAAAAGAGGTTGTGTTTTCTGAATCTGTCCAAGCTGATTCGGGCGAAAGTCCCGAGAGATTGGTTGGATTCCATGGATCGTGTGTGGATTGATGTGGCATTTTAGCTTGAATCGTTTTGATTTCAATGGGTTGGATTGGATTTTTAATGGAACATGACTTTGCTTCCTTTCCAGTTGATTTCGATTTTATTTTGCCTGAATCTTCCTTTTCTATAGTGTATGTTTCTATTTATATCGCAAATTTCAGTGTGAACTGTTACTTGGTGTTTTTTGGTTGTACAACTATGGGTAAATTTTACATATAATATTCCAATGGAATAAAGCGCGTTCAAATCACTTATATTTATTGAATGAAAAATATTGGATTTTTTTGATTTAGATTTATTTTTGATTGATCGGTTTGACAAAGGCTTCATATTGTCCGACCTCAAGATGATCTTCAATGGATAATACGTCATCATTGAAGCATTCAGCTTCAAGTTTTGCGATCTGTTTTGGAGTTAGGTTTTGGTCGAGTTTTGAATCAATGAGGTAATCGAAGATGATTATAGCTCTCATTTTTAGTATTGTCATTTATTTTTTATTATTTTCAGAGATCAGTATATTTAATTCTTTTCTTGTTGATGACCACAAATTGAATATATCTGAGATCTTTCCGTTATAATCTTCTAGAAGCTTACTGTAATCCATTGTATGATCAGTATATTGGTTTTCTTGCATAATTTCTATTAGATTTTTTTCATGTATTTTTAATTTAACTTCTACCAAATGAATTTTTGCTTCGATTTCTTTTTGAAATATTTTTCCATCGTCTGTAAGGAATGCCTGGATTTTATTGAAAGTCATGGTTTCTCCATTGTTGGTTGGCGTTAATCAAACATGATAGGTATTTAATTACGCTCCATAATGCCCCATTCAAGGTCTTCGCGTAGCGTTGCTTTACTGGTTGATCTTTTTTGATAACATACAAATATATAATAATCGTTGAATGAGGTAATTACTCCATAATCTTCTGCTATGCGAACGAAATTTATTGTTACAAAATATGTTACGCGCCGTCCGATATCTTGTTTTGTTGGATTTATCATCAGCAATTAGATCCTCCACGAAATTCCGGTGATCTTTGTGTAGTTTTTTTCATGGATACTGCTTCAATTTCGTCGGCAAGATTTTCTAGTTCGTGCCATTTTAGTAGAAGTTTTTGTTGTTCCCTCCTGATTTGATTGGTAGTTTGTTTATTCATTAGATACTCCGTGTCGGATTCGAACCGACGATTTTTTCAGTGAAAATGAAATGTCCTGGGCCTGACTAGACGAACGGGGCATGAATGGTGTGGCAATCTGCGGATTATGAGAAATCTGATGTTATAGACCTGACTAGACAATATTGATATGAATATTGGTGGGCGCGGAAGGACTCGAACCTTCACTCTTTCCGTTATGAGCAGATTGCTTCGCCTTTAAGCTACGCGCCCAATACGGTGATTTATTCGTAGTATTCTCTTATTACGTGATCTTCTAATGATTTCTTTACTATATCATCTATTCCGTTTTGATTTATATATGCGCTGATTTTTCCCATTTATTGCAATTCTTGAGTAAATCTATTTCTCATTGTAATTACCTTTTCCGTTTATTTCCAGTGATTTTTAAAAATCGATTTTTGTTAATCGAAAAATCCGAGTTTAATATTTCTGGAGGTTTAGGCCCTGGAAATCGATGTGGAAGAAATCGTTTTATTTCAGTCAACCGCTGGTTCATTTTCTGAAACATATCCGATGATGTTCATTAAGTCAAGTGCTTTAGTTATTGCGCGACGTTCGATAGTGTCGCCCCATTGATTTCTGAATCCGACTATGGCTAGTGATTCTAATACTCGCGGGAATCCTGCGGCGATTACATATGGTTCATTGAATATTTTCTTGCCAAGATCCATGATTTGATTTCTTAGTGTCATGATTAATTGAATCCTTCGATAAAGTCGATCATTTCTTGGTTGCTACTGAGGAATCCACCAGAAAATAGTTCGATACCAATTTTGATAAATTGGTGATCTCGTGTTTCATTGTGTTTTGATAAGTCGGAGATCATAGATCCAAATGCGCCAAGGAGATTGCCATGATTTGCATAGGGGATTGCGCGGGATTTGCACCAGGCGAGGTGCGCCATACGTGTCTGTTGATTTAGCGTAGGAGGTTCTAGTGGTGGATTGTTTCGATCTGGATCATCGATTGAGAATTGTGAAAGATCGGTAATATCTTCTAGATTTCCGATCCTTTTGATATAATCAAATCCTCCATCAACTGCGACAGATCGACATTTACACCAAATAAAATCATATCGGTGTAATGATGTAATAATGTCTTTGCATTTATTGCACTGGATTCGATTATAGATGATTGCCATTTCTGTTACTCCGCGAGCCTCATTTGGTAATCGTGACAGTAAACCGTGTATTCCTTATATTCAAATTTAACGTAGTAAATAGTTTCACGCCCATTGCTTGACGAATTGATAACGGTTCCTATTTTGTCTTTTAATCCAATATCGAATGTGGCAGGATTGACCAGTGTTACCTTGTCATTGTGGTTAAACTGGTTCGCTGATAGTTCGTGTCGTTCAGGGAATCTGCATGGAGGGTCGTAGTATGGAAGTCTGCAATAATCACAAAGATTGTCCGCGTGGCATTTTTAGCGGCGACGAAGTTCTGTTGTAAGTTCATCGAATGAGTATTCGTCAAGGTCGCGTGGATATGTCATGGATTTATACTCTACTATTCTTGTTGATGTTTTGCCTATGCATTATTGTTATTCATATTTTATGGATTTCTCGACTAGATCGATCTTGTTTGTATCTAACTAGCATGGATGAGTATCCTTTAGGATTGCCCCCAGTCTGATGTTCTATCTGGAGGTCTTCCAGTATCCTTGCATCCGTCATGTCCATGCGGCTTGTCTGGATGTTTTTCGCATACAAAATCTGTTTCCCAGATTTTACCAGCAATAGTACGACGCTGCTCTAATGTTTTATGTACATCACATGGATTGTCATATGGGCAGCAATCGGTAATTCCGATTCTTTTGCCAGTTTCATCGTATACTACTTTCAGCCAAACATGATTTCCATCGTGATTGATGACGTGATCGTTTTCTTTCCAGCGTAGATTGTCTAATTCATCTTTGGCATTGAAACTATTCTCAATATTTTCTAGATTAGTTTCAAGACGATCGATATGTTTTATGTTATGTTTTATGCACAAAAATGTGTTCCACCATGTTCCGGCTGGATTACTGCATCCAGGCTCGATGCATCGTTTACCTGTATGATAGTAATCGCTATTACCTGGATGGGACAGGTCGCGATATGCGCGTTCTTGCATTTGATTGTCCTTTAGGATTGCAGGCCAGTAAGGTAAATCGTATTAGTATTCCATGTGAATTTAATTTCATCGTTTAGTAGGTATGTGCCATTGCGCGTAGTAACACTATTATCTACTCTTGTTACGATAATGAGTGGGAATCTGCGGCTGATAATGAGTGGGAATCTGTTGCTGACAGTATTGCACCTGTATCTCCTATACTTATATTTAATGACGATTGATTTGATACCATAAGATTTGGCTGTCTCTATGTCGCCAAATTTGATTCTGATTTTCTTGGTAGGCATTTCAATATTGCCTCTGTTAGAGTGATGTTAGCACAGATTTACAGATATCCCTTAATCTATCAAATTCGTAGCATGGAGCTACGAAATACGTGTAGCCATCTGTGTCAATTTTATCGCCCATCCTTTCTCTGCCCGTTTCGTCACCACCGAACGCAAATCGCGAAAACCTGCTACCGGCGGACACCTAACGGTCCTCCACGATTGTGCACCACGGACACCGCAGGGCCGCGCCGCCCTGCATCGTCACCGTCATGTTTTGGCTGCTCATCGTTCTACCCTCCTTTTTAGTAATCTTGCGATCGATGTCGCAAGTAATTCAGACATATCTCTACTGAAGTCTGTTGCACCGCTGGCATGATGACAGCACTCTTCAACCGCAGTAATCATCAACGATTCGTTATCGCCTCCAGCATAATCGGTATGGTAGTAGCAAGTTTGTTTGGTCGGATCATAGTATCCGAACACGTTCTTACCGCATTCTGTTGGTTGATAAAAACATTCGCATCCAGGCTTGTTCTTATTCTTGTGTAGATTTTCTTGTATTAGAAAATCCCATACGATATCGTGAGCCTTTTGCACGGAAATCGTTACTGGACTAAACGTGCGCCCCTTTTGGTCATTATCGGATAGGATTGTTTTTTCTGTCTTAAGATCAAACGTGCGAGCTGCTTGTGCCCAACAATTCGGCAGGACGATCGGATTGTAGCCTTTTCCCTTAATCATCCCTTCAATCAGGTTGTTAGCGGACTTTTCCGTGAAGATTCCGTTGTCACCAAGTATGGCATTGCTCGCTTGCTGCCAATTTTCTTTGCGTTGTTCGCTGTTGACCGCACCATCATCACCGTAATCGTACATAATGGAATCCATGCTAGATTCCCAGTATTCATTCTTCTCTCCGTTTTCGTTTGTGCCCGGGTTGCAAATATGGAATAACGCTTCTGTCAAAATATCAACAGGAGCGTTACGCAATGCTAGCGCGCAAAAGTGCTTGGCGCGGAAGTCGTCAAATGTGCGTGATTCGTTCAGTTCAGGGTCTATATTGTAGTCGAAGATGGAGTCTTTGCCATGTTGGATTTGACGGACAAGCACACCGCGACGATAGATGTTTGCGCGACCTGAACGTCCCTGTACTTTACGTAGAATTTTTTCTCGTTTACGCAATACATCTGGATTAGAGAAATGAAGGAAGAACATTCCAATATTCCGATGAAACATAACAATATCGTCGGTAATGCGAATGAAAATTCGCGTTACACCTTGCTTTGCACGAACCTGATTATCTTCAACCTCACAGATGCTTACTCCGGTGAAATCTCCTGTCGCATCAATTTGACCATCGATTGCGTTAGAGATGAATTCTCGTAGGGCTAAGGCGCATGTCTTCCAATCAGTTCTTCCGTAGTCGAGAGTGAATGACATATCCTCTGTTCGGTTTACTGTTGATCCATCTTGGAGCTTTCCTGTGAGTTTACAGCAAACCTTGTGGTGTTCGGATTCTACGCCAGTTGACGAACGAATGTTGATTGGCTTAGTAAAGAATTCGAGTTTGGTGGAACCACAAAAGATGATTGGTGGATTGCTTTGACGAAGGAGGATTCCGAGACTGTGCTTAAAACCACTACCAAATTGGCCGATTTGTAGTGGATGGATTGAATCCTTTTTTGTCGTTGCTCCAAATAAGAGAAATAGACTGATATCTCCGACTCCAATATTTTCGATCTTAAGATAAGGCATTTTACTTTTCTCCATGAAGGATGATTGTAGAAATCCTGGTCACGGACGCACCTCCGGTATCGGCGTAGCTGGCACGCGGCACGACACGAGCCAATCGTGGAGCGCGTAGAGGTCGTCCGAGGTGACGGGCGGGTCCCTCTCCGGCGCGTCGTCCGAGTGTAGCTCGCGGTCGTTCTCGGCGGCGTTGTCCGCGGACTCCGTGCAGTAGCGCTCCAGCTCGGCGCCGTCCAGGTCGCGCAGCTCGTCTAGCTCGCCAGCGGCGTCGGTCCAGTTGTAGGCCGCAAAGAGCGGTTCGGGCAGCTTCGGTAGGGTCTGCATATCAGGGACTCCTGAAGGTGTCGGTGAAGTTTCCTCTTCAAAGATGAAAGGATTAGACCTGACACCTTTCACGTATTGCGCGATTGTACAGTTATACATTAGATCGATTTCCTCAAAATCATGTACATATTTTGTTGTACTGTATTTGATTTGGATAATGTTAGGAACAAGTCCGAGACGATGAGCCGCACGAATACGATGCGTACCTTCAAGTGCAATCCATGAGTATGCGTATTGTTTTGTGTATTTGTTTCGGTAGTTGTAGTGAACAGCTCGCAAGGTAGGACGACCAAGAAGTTTCATTTGTACGATGACATCTTCAAGGTGCTCTTTATCGTAGTGGTTATGCGGTGGGATTATGATCATGGTTCGTGAAGGCCATTGCTTATAGTCCCTAGTCTTCGTTATGGTGTGGTTTAATCTTGATTTCGTATACCTCAATCTCGCTTTCGCGGAGTAATGGCATTGCTTTTAATAGTAAATCTTTAAGCTTATTTGGTCTTGAAAGATTGATTTCAAGTTCTTTTGCAATTTCAATCCTGAATATCCAAATATCTTTGTCCATTGTATTCCTATTAATTGTCAAGAGTGATACGCAATGCCCACTGCGTATTTAATTTCACGAAAGGTTGCACGATACCATCTGTTGAAGCAACAACCATGAAGAAGTTCGTGAATACCGTAGATTGTTGGACACAATTGTGCTTCACTGTAATCAGGTGGTTCATTTCTTGTTAAGAAGTTTCCATCAGGATCTTCAATGAGTAGCATGTAGTCCCAATCATCCATGCGAACATCTTGGTCCCAAAATGATTGAATTTCATCTCTGGTAATATCGTCATATCTGCTAATGTATAAAATCTTAAGTGGTTGTTTTAATGATTGGCTCATTGGTATATCCTTCTGGTTTGTATGCAATACGCATTAGGCTGACTTGTTCGTATGTGTATTTAGGTGGTCGTGCTTTTGAAAAGATTACATCGTTTGATTTGAGATATTTCATTTGAGAGATACAGGCTTGATGGGATGAATGAATGGATACAATGTCAGATTGTAAGGTAATCGCGTATTGTTTACGCCGGATGATCTTCCCGTTTTTGTTCTTGATGACGTTTGTTGCTAATGCGATCATTACGTTCAATTTCCTCGTAAAGTTTCTCTAGATTTATCTGTTCAAGTGCATTTAATGTAGCACCAAGTATGCCATCTGTTGCTGATAGCATATTTTTGCATTTCTCTGTGATGATAGACTGGCGAAGTTCAGGTAAAAATGAAGTCCAAAATCTTACAAGGCAGAATACTTTGACGATTTCGCTTGTTGATTTTTTGAATTCTCCGCGAACATCGAAATGGATGTTTTCGATTTTCATTACTATTAGGATACTTCTAGTATGACTGAATCAAGATTCCTGATATCTACATTTTGATTTTCAAAATCTTGATTATGCACTAAGAGTTGAATCTTGTGGTATTCAGCGCAGATTTGCGTGATTAGGACGATTGGTGAATAATGATGCCCAAGTTCTGAGTGATTACTGTCGTAAAGAATCGCCTTAATATGTAATCCTGATCTATTGTCTTCGAGAAATTCCTGGAATTGATCTGCAATACTCTCGATGAGTCTGATTTTATCATATGGTGATTTGCTTGGCATATTTATGTCCTATTTTAGTGTTTATTAAAGACTATCGTAGATACTTTATACCGTGCGGCCCGCAACCTTCAATTGGATTTACTGCGTAGATATTACCCCGTGGGATTCTTTTAGGTTCCGGCGCTTTCCATCCAGCGGCTTTCAGAATATCTCCTGTTGCCTTGTCGATAAAGCAAAAGACTGATCGTCCATTGTTGTGTGACTCATTGCGAATAATCTTGACATTGCGAGTGCCATATTCAGCGGTGAATGTTGGTGGAGTGAGATTCGAGTAATTGATTCGGAAGTATTCGTTGACGAAATCTTGGTAGATTGAAAGGAACTTAGCCAGTGCTAAGTCAAAAGCTTGATCTTCTATGAGTGTTGCTATCGCAGATTTTTTACACGTATGTCCGAGTCGGATAATTTCATCGCAGTGTGGGCAACGATCGGCTTCTTCAAGAGTAAGATCTGGCATTACAATTCTCTTTCAATTGACTTGATAAAAGATTTAGCGTCTGGCTTTTCGTAGAATGCAGCAATTTCAGTGTTGCGTCTACCTGTTTCTCGGACAATATACCATCCACAGGGGAATTTATTGTATAGATTGCCGCTAGCTGGCTTGTGTGGATCTTCGTAGTTATAGAAGATTTCGTATTCTGTTTTCATTTGAAGATTTCATTGATCTGTTTATTTGCAATTCTTTCGTTATCAGCTAGCGCTACCCTTGTATCGTACAAGATATATTCGTAATGTCTTCCACGGATCAACCACGTAATTAGCATCCTAAGCTTATGGTCATTTTTGTTTTTGAGAAAGCCGATGATTTCATCGATGTTATAGTTGTTGTAATTGATACTGTCGAGACTTGCGTCTGATTCGATTAGCATTTGTATTGATCCTTATTTGATTGATTGAAGCCAATGATATAGACGATATATATCATTTTCTGTTATATCAATATTATGTGAATGTGCATTTTCGCTAGCATCTTTACAGTATTGTTTCGCGCTATCTTCATTCATAGAAGAAAGTATGTGAATTTCTCCTGCTGCATCAACCCAGTTATATGCTGAAAATAGATTAAGAGGAAGCTCCACCTTTTTTGACATTGCAATATCCATTAGTGGTCCTTGTTTGATTTCCAGTAGAACCTAAGTGAGATGGTCCAGAAGATGAACGTAAGTCGTAATTCTCGCATATGGTTGAACCCAGGCTCATTGTATGTAGAGCCTAGGCAACCACCTTTGGTTGTGAATGAGAATCCGTATTCTGGCATGTATTCTTTGATTGATTCAAATATGTACCTCATTGATTTAGTTCGATAATCAGGCATTCAACTTTAAGTTCGTCAACTAGGCTATCTTTAACGATGAAATCTGCAATGATATTTCTACAGATAACATCAATTAGTTTTTGACCGAGAGTCGGAAGCTTTTGTACGGCGCGGCACGCTTTGAACATGCAGCGCTTTTCGAATTTAGTCATTGCTTAATGCTCCATTGCTTGAGAAAGTAGAATATGGTTGTTATTTATTCTACCTAAAATTTTAGCCATATTGCCGGTTCGATTTTTACTGTATTAATCATGTCAATTACATCTTTCATATCACAAATATCACTTTTACAAATAACCTTGTGATCTCCGTAGCATGAGATATTAATGTGTTCATCTACGATAATAAAGACTATCTCGGCTTCATTTAGATCATCTACGCCATCTTCGTATCCACGAACAACGATGCGAACATTACCAGCTTTTGCTTGAATGGTTTTCAACGTTTTGATCAATTCGCTGACTAGCATGATTTTTTGCCCTCACCCCTCACACCTCGTTTTGCTTCGCAAAACATTCGGAGCCTTCTTTCCCTACTGGGCTACTCCGTGGGATCTTTTGTCGGCCTTGTTTTTAGTATAAAAGTGATGCCGATTACAGGGCTTGAACCTGTAACATCCAGCTTACAGGGCTGGCGCTCTGCCAATTGAGCTAAATCGGCTTTTGTATGTCATTGTGATGAGTTTTGTGGTATAATTGTGGGAAGATATTCTAGAATGGTTCGTTATAATAATGGTCAATCTTATTGATTGTTTTATCCGCTTGCTAGCTTAATCCCATCGCGAATTGCTTTTTGTGTAGCTGCATTCCACTTATACAATCGCGCATCCATATTCAGGTTTGCAAGGGCGCATGACGTATCTGGATTTGAAGTTAATGTTATCAGGAAGTTTTCAACTGCAATTTTCTTGACTTTCGCTCGCGAAGCGAGCTTGTCAATTTCGACCATCGTCAGTTCGCGCATTACTAGAGTCCTCCGATTGTTCCGTAATTGTATTGTTCAATACATTTGCTAACTAACGATATCGTCAATGATTTGCAATTACTTTTTGTGCTAATCGTATCTCTAGCCCAGTATCCTACTGTCCTGTCTAAATTATCTCCTGTAGCAAAGAAAAGTTCAAACGATCCGTCGTCAAGAATTTGCAGTTTGACATCAATAGCAAATCCTGGAGCTAGCAGATTCCTGTATGCCAATAGTTGTTGATGAATCCCATTGTTATCGATATTCAATTGGTTGTTCATTTTCCTCCAGTCTGGAAAGGTAAGCCGTCTTGGATAGTCTGGAAAGGTAAGCTGTCTTGGATGGTGCTTAATATTGATCCTAACACATTCAAGTTCTTTGATAAGCCAATTCATATATGCTTTACTAAATTCATCCTTTTCGGATTTAGGTATGATTTTCTGATGATCCGTTGATTCTACGTTTTTGTCTGGAATCATAGCGATTTTTCCGCTTCTGATTTTCCTGGACTTTTAGTCCTCGAAAACGATCGTATCAAAATCGTTTTGGAAGTCAAATACAGCTTAACTGTAACCATCACCGTAACCGTCACCGGAACCGGAACCGTAACCGGAACCGTAACCGTCACCGGAACCGTAACCGTCACCGTAACCGTAACCGGAACCGTAACCGGAACCGGAACCGTAACCGGAACCGTAACCGTAACCGTCACCGTAACCGTAACCGGAACCGTAACCGGAACCGGAACCGTAACCGGAACCGTAACCATCACCGGAACCGGAACCGTCATCGTAACCGTAACCGTCACCGTAACCGTAACCGGAACCGTAACCGGAACCGTAACCGGAACCGGAACCGTAACCGGAACCGTAACCGGAACCGTAACCGGAACCGTAACCGGAACCGTAACCGGAACCGGAACCGTAACCGGAACCGTAACCGGAACCGGAACCGGTTCCGGTTGGTAATACATACGAGCTTCTTAAGATTTTCGAACTACATTTTTTCCCTATTTCCTCAAGGAAATCCGCTCTTACTAATCTTGCATTTTTACCTTTAATTTTCAATAATAGCTTATATGTATCTCTTACCACATTGGATCTAATGTTTCTGCAATCCAGATTGCATTGATTGGATTGATTCTGATGTATCCATTTACCCCAACATTATTTGTTACCGCATTTTTCGCAAGACCTGAATGAGATGCTGTTCCGTGGTCGCGTCCAGCATTGGTAATGAATCTTGCGCTTGTTAACCTCCAATCAAAGTCGTCTTCGATTGACTCTAGTTTTCCGATAATTACCCAGCCAAACGGCAGGATGCAATACAGCCAGTCGCCGATTTTCATTTTTTATAGCTCCATGTAGTATCGGATTTCCTTTATCTAGAATGGATTTCTTCCGTAGATTTCAATCAGAATCGGGAAAAGATCTCGCCTGATTTCTCCAGCATCTACAGTCCAGTCGGTATACTCAAATTCAATCTCATTTCCATCGTCATCTTCACCTAATTCGATTGCAGTATACTTGTAATCCTCGATGCTATCCCATACCTTTTCGATGATCTTCATAGCCTCATCAACGGAATAAGGTTCGCGACCATGTAAGGATGAATGTCAATTCCAGCAAGAAATTCGACCAACAGGGCAATTGCATGGTCTTTGTTTTTTGCGCTTGAAACAAGGTGAACGGTTGTCATGCTGCATGACAATCTGTCTCTGTTTTTTCCTGTAATTTCGCCTCCGCGATGGAATCTGATTTGCGGACAGTGGCCATCATAAGGATGATAGGTTTCGATGTAGTATGTGACCATTAGTTATCGCTCCCGCATTCGTTGTCAATGATGGTAGTAATCCACTTCATTACTGAGAAATTCTGACGATACTCAGTGTTTTCAACAAATCCCCCGTCTCGGTATAGCTCGTAAAACCTACCACCTTCGTACAGTGGTGCCGGTTTGTATGTTACATCGTATAAAATCCAAGTGGATTTATATTTGTCGATTTGACAGATTTCCTTGGAAGATATATAGCAAGGATGGTCGGCGCAAGGATGGTCTAGATTGCTGTCCATTTATTTATCCTTGTGTTTCTTTACGTTACGAAGTAGCGCACATAATAGTAGCGCGAAAGCCTTTCAAATCTTTCGCGCTATGGACTACGTTTCAATTATCAGCCTAGTGAAAATCGGACCATAAACTCTCCCAGGGTTTGAAGCTAGGAAAAACGCTCGCAACGAAATCGTTTTGTTTGCTATCTAGTGTTATCTAGTCGTGCTTGACGTAGTGGCAAGTAGTCTGCCACGCCAAAAGACGCGCTCGATCTGACAGGGCTTGCAAAGCGCTACGCTGCGAAACATCGCGCTTGCGTCGGTCAATCATGCGATCAAGCATACGATCAATCGCTGGATCGGGTCGCGGCGGATTCTGCGAGCAAAAAGCAATTGGATCAAACAACTGCGGATCATTGGTATAGATATGACTGTCGAACATGGTAAGAACTCCTAAAAGAAAATCCGCCATGACAGTATGGCGGATTGGTTATTAGCTAATCGGTGGGCCTTCTTCGCAAAACTTTGAACCTTCCCCTTACTAGGCCAGCGCAAAGCGTGTTAGCCTAGCTATCTGCCCATGTTACAAATACTACTTGATTCATTCCATGCGGGCGAATCTCGATCATATCGCCCATATCACAAACACTTGCCCTTATACCAGACAATCCGCATAGTGCTTTAGCGCGTCGGACTAGTGCGAGCCTCGACCCGTTATGGATTGTGTATCTGTCTACCCAACAGTAGTTGGCTTCACCACCAAAAGTATCGGTATGCTCTACATTGTAAATTGTACTATCTCCACATACATTGTTTCGCGGTAGCACGTCTGCTCCACAATGGCCATTTCCCCGTAATTTCCATGGTATATAATTCATCAAGTGCTTCGCGTTGTGTATTGAATGAGATAGATCCTTGGGGGATTCCTTTTTTAGTCATTTTGACCAGTTTTTCATTGTGATTTCTATTGACAAGAACTAGCCCAGTATCGTCAATCAATATCCATGTATTATACATTTTAGTCACCCCTCTTCAATCTCACATAGAGATTGTTTTCGTCGTCGCACTCTACTTCTAACCCTTCACACTTGGCGCTATCGACAATATTTCCTGAATCCTCCATGTTGATTTTAGTTACATACCACGACCTGCCTTCCGATTCGTCGTAGTAGTCATCGAATTTCAGGTCGAAAATACTAGCTAAATGCTTGATCGCATTATCCTCTTGCTCGTCCCATTCCTCATTTTCCAGTGTAGAGAAATCACTCCCGTCTAGAATGGGATAGCTCTCTATACTATCTTCGATTTCTTTAGCGATTCTTTCACAATCTGAACCGGGCTTGACAATCAAAATCTCAAACCAGCCACAAGCCCAGTGCCCGAAACGATGATTTTCGTAGCAATCATTATCGGACGGATCTTGTGATACAGAAAGCATTTGTTCCGCCATGCGGAAATTGCTACGATCAAGTGCTTCGCTATTACGATTTTGTCCGACTGGTACGACTAGCCAATCTTGTTGGTCGTGTAGGAAAGACCCGGGATGATCGAATTCCGTTGGGCGATAGTCGCTATATTTTTGCATTGTTATTCAGATCCATTGATAAAGAGTACGTGATCCGTCGTAGGGTTTACAGATATGTCTGTTTCTAGGTCTTTCAAGTATTCGGCGATTTGTTCTGGATCGCACCAATCCCTATTATCATTGATCCATTTACCAAAATTCAATCTAACTAAAATCCTGGCACATTCAATGCTGCCAGCAATAGCAATAACATATCCTTTTGCCCAATTTTTGAGCATACTGCTTCGCCACATATACATGGTTGCCATTGTACTATCTATCCGTGTTTATGTGCTTGACTTTCCATCCCATCGGGAGTTTCGCATACATTTCGTACAGATTCTTTTCCATGTTCCTGATAGTGTGCTCGGGAACATTGTGCGTTTTCCGTGCAAGGCAAGTCTCGACGCTGGCATTGCAACAAACAATGAGATGATCGTAGTCATATGCTTGTGCCGCGAGAATATACGGGGAAACGTTGTGGAGTTTCGACCCGCAGTTATCGACGATGATAGTATCAATTACTTCATTGATGTTTCTGATATAAGATCTGAAGCATTTACCGTGGCACTCACCAAGCATGGTTGGGTTGAACTTATAATTTCCGTTACTGTCTATCATATAATAATCTGATGATACGCAAATCGAGTCTAGATTATTTCGCATAAGGTATAGCGAATAGTAACTTTTGCCGCTGCCTGGTAAACCGGACATGATAACAACAGTCGGGCGATCAAACATTGCGTGTCTCCCTGATATGTAATCAGTAAATGACAGCGCCGACACTTGTTATGTTGTCGGCGCTGTATTAGCTAGTATTGGTGATATGCCATGATTCTAACATGGTCAACCTGCTAAGTCGCACCTAGCAGGTTGTTTCAGATAAAGCCTCAATACTGAGGAACCGCGTGCAACAGTATATCTCGACCGTATCTCATATCCGTGGCGAACTGCACCGGTCCTAGCCTTTGCTCGCGATGTATTCGCACTCCCATTTACTGTAAAGCTACCAGTAAATATTAGCGCCGAATCTTGTTATGTATTCGGCGCTATAGCGTTGACGCTATGTGTTACTCGTCATAATCGTGATTGTCAAGATGCTCTTGCAACGCATCCCTTACAATTGCGAACACTTCGCGCAATTCAGTATCCATGCCAAGCTTGATCCGCGTGTCCATGTTCGAGGATTCCATGCCGTACTCTTTTACTGCATCATCGCAATAATACATACGATCATTTCTGCTAGAAAGCCAAGCAAGATGCTCGTGATAGTGAATGTATGCGTTGTCAAGCCATTCTCCGAAACTCTCGTCACTATCCACGCTTTCATCTGAAAGGCTTGTGAGAGCATCGCCGATGAATTCATATCGCCAGTCGTCTGGCATCATGTCGCCATGAGCATCATGGCACATATCAATGATCCACTGTGGGCAATCGTCTGCATGAATGAAGATACGGCCGATCCCAGGCGTTTCAAGGTCACCACGCTTGAAATGCGTGAGAACTTCCGCAGCAAGTTCACTGATATTGGTAGCCTTGATTTTACGATCCACAGTAAACACTAGCCCTTCCCCTACTGGGAATGCAGTTTGATGATCACACAAAATGATAACAGCGTCGCGATATTTCACGCGACGCTGCTCCTTTAGTATAACAGGTATCATCAATAATAATTGTATGGTGGAGGGATATTGGAGTATCCGTCATATTCCAATATTCATTTATCATATTTTTGGTATACATACTTGTCGTGTTGTCGATGTTCCATGCTCTAGCCTTACTCCACATTCCGATTGGTTTTCCGAATTTATCATGGAATCTTGCTATAGCAGCATCTTCACTGTCTGCTATTACCTGTAATTCTTTCGATTCTTCGCAGAAGTCAGACGATACAATGTATCTTGCCATTTTTGATTTTCTCCATTGTCATCGTGGCTTGTAAATGAAAACCCCGCAGCATTTTCACGCTACGGGGTTATGGATTATGATGATCTTTTATTTAGTGAGTTTCCATCCTGGAAATAGGATAGCGTCTCGTAAGTTTGCGCCTTGCAAGCTTGCACCTCGCAAGTTTGCGTCTCGCAAGTTTGCGCCTAGCAAGCTTGCGCCTTGTAAGTTTGCGTCT